CAGCATCAATAAATCCTATATGGAACTATTATGGTGTGGGATATGGACTTAGTAGAAATACAGAAAAAAGAACAACAACAATACAAACATTTTATTCTACGGACTTTGATTTCCAAAAAGATATTAATCTATCTTTTATAGATGTGTTTAGAACAAAAAAGTATGGAACATTCGGTTATAGTTTAACGGCATCAAAATCATTTTGGGGAACATACAAAGGTGAGTGGGAAGGAAAATATACGGTAGATGAAAATGGTGATTTTAAAGATTTAATATATCCACAAATGCCAGCATCAAGTGAATTAAGTTATAGAGGTATGGTGATGTACACATATACATTAAAAACAAAAAGAGTAAACATCTCACCACAAATATTTGCTATGAGTGATATCTACAAAGTATTCAAAGATGGTACTGAATCGGATTTAGCATATATAGATGATTTTAATTTGGACTTATATTATGGAACATCTATTGATTGGAAAATAACTAAAAGATTTGTGTTAAATACTAATATCAGATATAACACAACTTGGGATAAATTATCAGAATCAGTTGGTTATAAAAAAAGTAACCCGATAATGTTTATGATAGGAACAAACTTTCAATTTTAATGAAAAAATTAATATTAATATCATTTATTTTGTTGACAGGGTGTGTTAAACCCGAATTACCGATGCCCGAGGTGGTTGCGAAAGATAATATCTTTAATGTAACAGAAAGTAAGGTAACAAACGGACAATCTATCTATTTTGATTTACCCTCCGCAGGTACGTATACATTGACCTTAATAGATGTGACAACAAATCAAGTTATTAGTCGAGAAAAATTTATTGGACAAAATGGTGAAAATGTGAAGAAGATTTATACCAATTCCCTACCTAAAGGATATTTATATTTAGTACTTGAGAATGTGGATAAGAATCAATTAAAAAAGACAAAAATAATTATAAACTAAAAAAACAACAAAAATGAAAAAAATTCTCTCATTATTATTCATGTCCGTACTATTAACAGGATGTTATAAGGATGATATTTTACCTGCACCTCAATCGGTATCGGAAGATCTTAAAATGACAAGTTCAGTTGGTATTAAATTACAAACTGTTTTTGTGACCTCTGAAGTTGCAATGAATGTTAAAACTGAAACCGCAGGTTCGGTAACGGTTAAAATATTCGATATTTCAAATAGAGTGGTATCTAAAGAAACAATGAATGTAATTGCGGGTGATAACCTTTTAAAGGTATACACTAACGCATTACCATCATCTGCATACAGAATAGGGTTATTCGATTCTAACAACAAACAATTAGGAATAACAGATTTCAATAAAATAAACTAAAAATTAAAAACAAATACAATGTCAGAAGAAGTAGAACAATCAGAAGGAACTTGGTCGGGTTTAAAAAAGACAATAATTGGGGTTGCAGGAACATTAGTAACCGCAGGTGGTGTATGGTTATCAACACTTTTAGGTGGTGGTGATAAGGCAGAACCTGCACCACAACAAGCGGCACCAGTAATAAACATTACAAACTCAAACCAACAAGCTCAACAGGCTTCAGGTGGTGGAGGTAAAACAGTTATTATTAAAGAAAAAGAACCCGCAAAACCGGTTAAGAAAAAAGAAGGTGATGAATTTAAAGAAGAAGCCCCTAAGTGGTAAAAAATTAAAATGGAACAGGGATTAAGTTTTATAGCGGTAATCGTATTATGTATGATAGCTATGTTTGTATTTAATTCTCCATTGATGTTTTTAACATTTTTTATTGGGGGTTGTAGTTATTTATTAATAAGAGGTAGAAAAAAAGGATGGTCGTGGAAAAGACCATAAATTAAAAAAAAAATAAAATAAGTAAAATGGCAGAACAAACACCAAGTGGGTTTAAAGACCTTTTGAGTAATATGATGAAACGCAGATGGTACATTACTGCGTTGGTATTGGGAGGATTTATGTTTATTGTTGGGGGAATGTTCTTCGCAATATTTTCTAAATCGGCAATAGAAGGAGAATGGAAAGAACTTCTTCTATTATTATTAGGCGCTTTCATTGGTTCTTATGGTAAAATCATTGACTATTGGTTTAGTGATACTGATAAGGATAAGATGTTAGTTCAAAAAATGGACGAGGAAGATGGTACATCATTAAGCAATACCGCCGATTTACCACCAACTCCACCAAACAATACCCCATTAATTCCAGAAGCATTTCAAACTGCCATTGAAAACTCAAAAATAGAAAAGGTAAAAGATACATTTGAACAGGTACCAACCGTTCAACCGAGAACTGGTGTTGAGGTTGATGAAGATGGTGATGGTACAATGGATGGTATTGATTTTGATGGTGACGGTAAAATAGACATGTATTTCGCACATAGACAATGTGAACACGTTTGGGGTGACTTAGATGGAGACGGAATTGAGGAATGTTTAAAGTGTGGTAAAATAAAAGATGAAAATGCAGAAATGCACATGGAAGGATAAAATAAACATAAATTAAAACAAGACAAAAATGAAATTTAAAGAATGGGTAATCGAACTTTTCAAAGATGAAAGAGGTTCAATATCGGTAAAACCGGTAATAGCAATGGTAGGTGCAATGTTCCTATGTATAACGATGATTTTAAATTCGTTCTCTCATGCGGATTTTGCCCCATCACCTGAATTGGTGAATGCGGTGATGTTAATCACGGGAATTGGGATGGGTGCCGACACTTTGGATAAGTTCTCTCACAAAAAGAAAGATGAGATGGAAGGTTAATATTAAGGAGGGATAAAACCCTCCTTTTTAATAAAAATTTATTTAAAAAATTAATTAAAAATGGAAGAAAATAATGAAATTGTTACTGTTATTGAAGAAATAATTACGGAACCTGAAATTGTTTCAGTTGTTGAGGAAGTTATTCCTGAACCGGAAATTGTTGTTGTAGAAGAAATTATAAATAACACACCTAAAAGAAAATCCCACCCAAAAAATTGGAAGGGTTAAGATAAAATGTATGAAAAAATTATTAATATTATTAAGCGTTTTTTTACTAAGCGTTGTTGTTGTTAACGGACAAACAATAGGTAAAACTAAAACAGAAGACTACAAGGCGGACTTCGAAAAGAAAAGAGATATTAGTGATTATATGGATTACGACGGTCCACAAATTCCAATTCAAATATTAAAGGCAGGAATTTCTGATGAGATGTATGAAATGTATCCTGAACTAAAAGAAAAACGTGTTGGTTTGGGGGTTGCTAATATTTCAATGGAATATCTTGAAAACTTAAACAGATTCAAATTTACTGAGGATAAAACAGAAATTAAGAATCGTATGGTAAAGCAATTCCAAGCATCCCAATCTGGTATTTCCGAGAATAAATTAGATGGTCGTGGTAAAATCAATTTGGCAAAGTATTTTGTCACTATTGAGTGTTATGATTACTCGGTGTCGGAAGATGAAACCATCAACCTTAAAAATGGTATACAAGACAATATGGTGACTCGTATAGGTCTTCAGGTTAGATTTACAGATGCTGAAACAGGTGTTGTATTTGGTGGATCGGGTTTAGGTGAGGCAACCACAAAAAGAGAGTTAACCCTTTTATCTGATGCAACTGTAGACCCAATAAAATTTAATCAATCAACAATTTCCATAGCAACTAAAAAGGCTTTAGATATTGCATGTGCTAACATCCTTGATAGAATGATTAAAAAAGGAATATTCACAAAATAGTTTAATTACATTAAGAATTATTTAAAAGGAGGTGTAATAACCTCCTTTTTTTATATTTATAATAAAAGAATAACCATATGAAAACGTTATTAATATTATTATTACTTATCCCAACTATCATGTTAGGACAAGTCTCATCATGGAGAAATAATCCACCCACACCTCAAAGGTCTACACCATCAATACAACCGTCGGTACCACAAAGAAACAATGTTAGTAATTGGAGGAGTCAACCACCATCAAGAGGGTATGATAGACCTATAAGAACAAGACCGGGTTCAAATATAATTGTTAGAGACCCATGGTTAATGAATAATTTTGGATGGGGATGGAATAGATGGGATATGTGGGGGGCACCTGCATTTGGTTGGAACTTTTGGAACCCAGGCTTTTACTTAAACGATTGGGGTTATAGACAACCTGCAAGAGTGTATGTTTATGATAATGGAAAATTGGACACCATTAAAGGTAAGAGACCAATCGTCAGCTTTGGTATTCAGAAAACAGGTGGTAATCAGATTGGTGGATTTTTTACAATAGGGACTAAAGCATATTTTATTGCTGAATATAACTCAACATTTGAAAGAGATAATTCAACATTCTTTCCTTATGGTAATATAACACAAGTCGATTTTCCAATGGTAAGTGATTTGATAGAACAAAGAAATTTCTATGTTGGTGTTGGTAAGAGGATTAAAAGAACGGGTATTCACCTTATGATTGGTAGTGTGACAGAAGATGTGAAGTGGAGAGGTAAAGATGATATTGGATATATTACTTTCCCAAAATATAAAGATAGATTCGCAACTGTTAAAGTTGGAATATTACACGATTTCAAAAATATAACAATAAAGTATGACTATGACCCGGTAATTCGTAACGGTACCTTTGGTTTAGGTATCAATTTTTAAAATGAAAAAATATATTATCTCTCTCCTAATATTGTTTTTTTGTGGTAAATCTTTTGGACAAACGTACACTCAAACATTTATTGATAAATGTAGTGGTGAAAAAAAGATAGCAACAACAACCATCATAAATGGTAATGCTACTGTGTCTTTTTACAATCAAGTAAGAACATTTTCTCCTATGGAAGTACAAACGGGAGTTGTACAGACTTGGTTATTTACAACTAAAGCAACATATGAGGCATTAACTTGTCCTGTAATTAATAATCCAATTGTTCAACAAACGGTAGCAAATGCGGCTGCACAAACCGCAAGTAATGCTGCAGCATCGGCAGCATCTGCAGCCGCTAGTTCTGCTGCAAGTGGAGCGGCAAGTAGTGCTGCATCATCATCGGCAAGTTCTGCTGCTAGTTCAAGTGCAAGTTCAGCTGCCGCAAGTTCCGCCGCGTCAACACCACCACCCACTACTCCACCACCAACAAGTAGTAGTTCATCAACACCTCCACCACCAAGTAGTGGAAGTTCATCATCTTCATCAAGTGGTTCGTCATCAAGTGGTTCGTCATCAAGTGGTGGATCATCCTCATCTTCTGAAACTAAAACAGAAACAAAAACCGAAACTAAATCGGAGACTAAGTCAGAATCGAAAACCGAAAGTAAATCTGAATCAAAAGAAGAATCTAAATCTGAAAGTAAATCCGAAGAAAAGAAAGAGGAATCTAAATCGGAAGAGAAAAAAGAAGAAAAGAAAGAGGAATCTAAAGAAGAAAAGAAGGAAGAGGAAAAGAAAAAAGAAGAGAAGAAAAAAGAAAAGGCGGTCGCAACAAATCCTATGTTATTATCTTCTGATTTATCAACAATAGAATCACCTGACGGTAGATGGTTACAATCGGCCACTATTGGGGTATCTAAATCATCCTTGATGGGGGATAAAAGTTATTCCGCAAATACGGTTATTATGAGTGACCTAAAAACATTTATTGTTAGTGGTGGATACACTAAGATGGATTTCTCAGAAGGTAAATTAAAAGCAATACACTCATATTCTACCGCATTTGCTTATTTGAATGGGAACTACATGAATTTATTAGGTTATACATATATTAAACCAACACCAAATCATGGTGTATTTGGTTATAATTTAGGATTGATAAATTTATTTCTTAAAAATGAAAAAGATAACTATGATTATAACATGTCGTCATCGGTAGTTGCTTTTTGGACTAAACCATATCAATATAGTAAAAAGTTGACGGTGTCTCCACAAATATTTACAATGTTTGCACCATTATCTTGGAACACTGTTGCAGGAACGTCCACCGTTAATCGACATATGGGATTCTTATTAGGTAGTTCGTTTGATTACAAGTTGAGTAAACGATTTGGGTTTAGTTTTAACTACAAATTGAGTGGAAACACATCTCCAGGTTCACCTTGGTTAAGTAATTTCTTAATAGGGTCAAGAATGGTACTATAAAAAAAATCCCCGATGATTAAAACCAACGGGGATGTGACAAAAATGAAAATGTACCTCTCTCCTGATACAATTAAATTATAGACAATTCTTTTTTATTTGTCAATACTTCATATAAATTTTTTATTTCTGAACATTTTTCATAATCCTCAATACTTTCAAAATACGGTAATACGTCTCTCGTTAAAACAATTGTGTCAGTTCTATTAAATTTAAACTCGGTATCCCATTCCAAACCTTGTATAATCGCTTGAATATAAAGTGTTAATACTCTTTTTTTATTGTCTTTAAAACCATAAAAAACCTCCAAAATATTTTCATAAATTGATTTTTTATTAATATCATAAAAATCGGTGAAATCTTCATATTTCCCCTTTATATACATTTTTTTATATGGTGTTCTTGTTTTTTTTGTGTAAGCCATTGTCTAATATTTGGTTAGTGTAATATAAATAATTTTTTTTAAAATAAAAATTAATTTTCCTTACTTCTATCCCATTTTGCTTTTCTGGCTTCTGGAGAAAGTACCATTGGTTCATCTATTGTGTGTTCAATTTTAACCCTAATACAAGTTTGGGGTAAACTACAGTTCATTAAATAATTATTAATATATCCAATTATATTAGCACTACCGATTGGATTTGCGGAATGAACATAGATTTGAGGTAGGGGTATTTTTTTAGTCATACTTTCCGCCACTAAAAATTTACAACAATCATATCCAGTTTTTTCATTAATTATGTTGTCATAATTTAACACATAATTATTTTTTACATTTGTATAGTATTCAATCATAGATTCATCACCTAAATCATGGTCTAATGAAATAACATCAAAATTCTCTAACCCATATAATCTAATGGTGGATACAAATTGGTCATAATTTCTTGCAATAACCCAATCGTTCCCAATTGGTGTTCTAACGTCGTCTAAGTATAATCTTTTTTTCTCAGTTTTCATCTTTCTTAAATGGTTTTGAATATTTTGGTTTAACTATTTTCCAAATTATGTCGTCAACTTTTTCATTGTTCCCGTTCCACATTGCAAACATAATCGCATGTAAAACTTTTTGTTGTTTCATCACAAATTCAGCAAATTCTTTTTTAGATGGTTCAGGGTCTCTATCGCCATATTTTCCATACCTAAAACCATCATGTAATTTACCCGCACGTTCTCTTAGTTGAAAACATGCATATCTTAAATCTCGAACAGTTTCTTTAACCCATTGATTAAATTCGTCCGGAACTTTTTCAAGTAGTTCATCAAATGGTTTATTATCCTTCAAATATTCCCATATATCTCTATTTGATATGTTAGTTAAAATTTTGTGAAGTCTAACATATTCTTCTCCTTTAATTTTCATACGAAAACCACTCTTGAATTTTATTACGTAACCTTCTTTATCTTTACTAATTTCTTCTTTTAGTAAATCGTATCCCTCACCCCAAGTTTTATATGTTGTTACAATTTCAAATCCACAATCTTGTAACCAAAATAATGAACTGTCAGGGACTTCTTCACTACTATCAGTATGAATGGCACCAAGTACCACTAATTTTTCTTCACCTTTGTAATCAACAACAATTCTATTTTCGGGATAAATAATTTCAAACAAATATGTATTGTCTTTTCTTATTGCACTAATATCGTGTCTGTCAAGTATTTCTTTTCCTTTAATTGCTTGTGGTGATGTGAACGAACCTCGAGTTGCTAATATCCATTCACCTTTTGTTTTTGGTGTTGGGTCATAGTATGGATTATCGTAATCAGGTAAATTATTTGGGTCGAAGAAATTTTCCATACCTGTTTCATAATTGTTATTAAACCATATGTTGTATCTTCTCTCTTCACTTAATTCATATTCATAATAAAAGAGAATACCTAAAGAACCATCCATTTTTTCATAGACAACATAATCTTCATTTGGGATGTCTTCTGGTTTATGTTCTTCGTAGTTGAAGAATTTCTTAAACGGTCTTGCAACAATTTTTCCTTTTGAGTTGGTTACCAATCCACGACATTGCAAAGTAATCTCATCCCATAATCTTTCATACTGAACTTTTGGTGAATAATTCCAAATAGTTAAATCAAGAGTTGGGTGAGTTTGTTTATGTAACAAACCATCAGTATGGTATTTCTGTAAAATTTCCAACATTATCTAATAGGTTTATAAAATCCAATATTGTAAGTCCATTTTAACCAATTAAAAGACAAGTACACCGCACATATTTTATTTTCAAGTAATGTTTTATGTGATTCTGGTTCACACGTTTCAAAATAGATATATGCAAAGGGTAATGGGTATACAGCCCATTGATTTTTAAATAAATGTGAACTAAATTTCATTTTTGATTTTTTTGGTGAGATTATTTTAAAATAAGATTCAATAAATTGACTCATCTATAACTTTATTTCAAACCTATCCTTCATTTGTTGGAGTTTATTTTCAGGTACTCCATGAATATTTTTATTACCATGTCTATTCTCTACAATTATTGTATGAACTCTATAATTGTACCTTTCAGCCATTTTAAAATATTCATCCATTTCCCACTCCTGTGTAAATGTATTTGCAACCACAATTCTCACTTTTTGTTGTCTCATTCTTTCGGAACATCTAAATTGACAATAATTGTGTGCTTCTTTTAATTTTGTTGGGTCGAAATTATATTCACCATTTTCATCCTCAAAAAAATCATCTGCAGACAATATTTCTTGTGGGTTGTTATTTGGTTGTTGTAATATAACATTGGCAAATGTTGTTTTACCCGAACCGGGAATACCTCTGAGAAGTATTAAATCGCCTTGTTTTTCTGTATTTGTATCCATTGGAGAAAGATTTAAAAATTAAAAATAAGGTCGGATTGGTTACCGACCCCAATTTTTATTTTACGGATGAACCGTCTGCAGGAATTTGTGCAGTTGTTGAATCTGTCGCAGATACTGCGGCAGTGTCTACTTGAACCGCAGTTGAGTCAGTTGTTTCAGTTGCGGTTGACCCTGAACCACATGCAGTTAGTGTAAGTGCTACACCAAGTGCTAAGATAAATGTATATTTTTTCATATAATGTAAATATAACAAAATTCATCCACAAAACCAAATTTCAATAAAAAACCCCAACGAGATGTCGGGGTTTAAGGTCTTTGGGTGGGTTCAACCCCACTTACTTATGAAAATAAAACGAAAAGGTAATCGACAAAGAGAACCTCCAAGAATATAAATATATATAACTTTAATAAAAAGTCAACTATTTATAACAATTTTTTTGAAATTGTTAATTTTTCATCTTTATATTTAAGAGTTATTGGTTCGTTTTCCTTTATATTTCCTCTTAGTATTTCTTCACTTAAAAAATCTTCACAAAGATTTTGAATGATTCGTTTTAAAGGACGAGCACCATATTCTTCTTGACTGTTTAATTCAAAAATTCTATTTGTAACGGTTTTATCAAAAGTTACTAAGAAATTCTTATCCAACAATCTACTGTTTAATTTACCAACCTCTATTTGAATTATTTTCTTAAGGGTTTCTTCGTTAAGTGCATTGAATAATATTACGTCATCAATACGATTTAAAAATTCTGGATTAAATTGTTGTTTTAATGCTTTTTGTATCATCGACTTTCTTACTTCATACTTTTGAGTTTCACTTGATGATGTATTAAAACCAACTCCTCCACCAAATTCAGAAACTCTTTTAGCTCCCAAATTGGATGTCATAATAACCAAGCAATTTGTGAAGTTTATTTTTCGACCAAATGAATCTGTTAAATGTCCTTCATCTAAAATTTGTAATAATAGATTAAAAACGTCTTTATGTGCTTTTTCAATCTCATCAAATAAAATAACAGAGAATGGGTTGTTTTTAACCTTTTCAGTTAATTGACCACCTTCATCGTACCCAACGTAACCCGGAGGAGAACCGATTAATTTAGAAACATTGTGTCTATCCATAAACTCACTCATATCAACACGAATGATTTTTTCAGGGTCACCAAATAAAAGATTAGCCAATGATTTCGCTAAATGTGTTTTACCAACACCCGTAGATCCTAAAAAGATAAATGAACCTATAGGTTTATTTGCATCTTTGATTCCAACACGATTCCTTCTAATTGCTTTTGATATTGTTGTAATCGCTTCTTCTTGTCCAATTACTTTATCAGTCAATAAGGTTTCCATTTTTAACAGTTTCTCTGTTTCCTTACTATCAAGTTTAGTAATTGGTACACCAGTCATTTCGGAAACTATGGTATAAACATCATCAACGGACACAGGAATTTTATTCCCCTTTTGTTTTTCTGACCATTTTACCTTTTCGTTTTCAAGTTTATCAAAAATTTTCTTTTCTTCATCTCTTAATTTTGCCGCTTGTTCATAATTTTGAGATTTAACAACTTGTATTTTTCTTTCTTTTATCTCATCAATCAATTTTTTTAATTTTTCAATTGATTCGGGTACTCTACTCGATACTCTTTTTTCTGAACCTAATTCGTCTATTACATCAATCGCCTTATCAGGAAATTGTCTATCTGTAATGTATCTACCGGAAAGTTTAACAATTGTTTCTATTACATTTTCCTCATAAGATACCCTATGAAATGTTTCATATGACTCTTTTAAATTTTTAAGAATCTCAACTGTTTCTGCCATCGTAGGTTCTTTCAAAATTACCTTCTGAAATCTTCTAACCAATGCGGAATCTTTTTCGATGTGTTTTTTAAATTCATCAAAAGTAGTTGCACCAATACATTGAATTTCACCACGAGCCAAAGCCGGTTTCATAATATTTGCAGCATCCATCGCACCACTCGCATTACCTGCACCCACCATTGTGTGTAATTCATCAATAAACACGATTACATTTGGTGATTCTTGTAATTCGTTTAAAATTGCTTTAATACGTTCTTCAAATTGTCCACGATATTTTGTACCAGCAACAAGTGAAGTTAAATCTAAAGACATAATTCGCTTATCTAATAAATTTGTTGGACAATCTCCTTTAACAATCATTAAAGCAAGTTTTTCAACGAGTGCGGACTTACCAACACCGGCATCACCAACAATAACCGCATTATTTTTCTTTTTACGTGAAAGAATTTGCGCTATTCTTTTCACTTCTTTATCCCTACCAACAACGGGATCAATTTTACCTTCTTCTGCGAGTTTAATTAAATCTCTTGAGAAGTTATCTAAAATTGGTGTGGTTGAACCTTTGCGTCCCTTTTTAGGGGTTGAGGTTGGTCCGTCCTCAAAGAAATCTACTGCCATGTGTTATTAAGTTTTGTTGGTACAAACATAACACATTTAATTCTAAAAAAAAAATAAATGTCAAAATGTCTAAAAAAATGTCTAACCAATGTCTAAATGTCAGTTTTAGACATTTGGTTTACAATTTGTAAAACACATGTTAAAAATATAAAAACTATGATAACATTATTTAAAGACCCATTCTTCACAGGATTTGATACTAACAGATTTTTATCTACTCCTGAAACTAACATTAGTAAAAGTGAAACTGAGTATTCGGTTTCGATAAGTGTACCTGGATTAACCAAAGACGATTTAAAAATCTCAACAAAAGAAGGTATATTAAAAATCATTTACGAAAAAGAAGAAAGTGATAAAACACATCATTTTATTGGAAGTTTTGTAAAATCTTATAATATACCTGACGATGTAAAGGAAAAAGACATTGTCGGTAAGGTTGAAAACGGAGTTCTTGAACTTACTTTACCTATTGATAGGAAAAAATCACTTGAAAGGTTAATTTCACTTAATTAAATCTAACCCCCGTTATCGGGGGTTTTTATTTTGATATTTATTGTGTATATTATGGTACTAAATCAATTATATTATGGCAATAATTTCAGAAACAATTAATGGAAAGATGATTGACGTTATTATCAATTCATCTAATTTAAAATCAGCTTCATTTAATACAGAAAATGAGGATTTGACTGTCACTTTTAATAATGGTGCTATTTATGAGTATAATAAAGTTCCTTGGGCAAAGTTCACTAAGTTTAGACTTGCTGAATCACAAGGAAAATACTTCAACGAGAATATCGCCAGAAGTCATAAGTACACAAAAAAAGGATGAGTTTATTTGAAGAACTGATTGAGGATAAAGACGAAGATAAAAAAATTATCAAGTCTTTTAAACCAAAAGATTCACTATCGGAACAAATTTTTGAAGGTTCTGATGGTGAATTCTCTATGAGAGATGATATCAGAAAAAATTTATTAAAGATATCAAATGACTTTATTGAAAGTCTTGGTATTGAGTTTTTTATTCATGACATAGTTCTTACAGGTTCTTTAGCTAACTATAATTGGTCAAACTATTCTGACGTGGATTTACATGTTTTAATTGATTTTAAAGAGACTGATTACAATTTAGATTTACTAAAGGAGTTTTTTGATGCTAAGAAAAATGTATGGAATGAAAAGCATAATATCACAATTAAAGGATATGATGTTGAATTATATGTTCAGGATATTGATGAAGAACATGTATCTTCAGGGGTATATTCCATTTTAAACGATAAATGGATTGTTGAACCAGATAAGGTTAAATCCAACATTGATGATAATATGATTCTTCAAAAATCCGAAGAATACATGAAAAAAATCGATTTACTCATTAAGAAGGAAGGACCTATTGAATCGATTGAGGGGTTAAGGAAGAAGTTAAAAGAATTTAGACAAAGTGGTTTAGAATCCGGCGGAGAGTATTCTTATGAAAACTTAACCTTTAAATTACTTAGACGAAATGGGTATATTGAGAAATTATTAAAACTAAAAACAACACTTGTAGATAAGAAATTATCTATAACACAATAAAGAACCTTATTTTTTTCCCTATATCAATGTATTTATAGGATAAGAATAAGCATATCTAACAATTAATAAAATGGCAGATTTAAAACCACTTGGTAGTGAAAAACTTAACGGAGATGACAAATTAAAGAGAATTCTCGAGTTAACCTACTACAACAATAACCAATCATCAACTAAAAAATCCGAACTAGTGAAGGAGTCAACTAATGGGGGTGTTTATGGTATCGTTAAAGAAAAAGACGGATACTATGTAAAAAAGGGATTAAACGAAAGTTCTCTTGACTACATTGGTGGTATGTTTATGAAAAATAAAAATAAATTTTCGTCTTATGCTGAGGCATTTAAAAGATTAGACCTTTTAAAGGGTCAAGAAGATTTACAAGAAGCAACAAAATATGTTTTAAAGCAAACAAAACCACAAGAAGAGTCTCCTTTAGCGGAACCTTCTATGGATGCACCTGCAGCACCCGTAGCACCTGACGCTGGTATGGGTGTTCCACCTGCGGCCGAAGAGCCAATGGGGGATGTACCAGCAGAAGAACCAATGGGTGAATTACCTCCATCAGGTGGTGAAGAAATGGGTGGTGAAGGGAAACGCTCAGATTATATGGCGGAAGCTCAGAAGTTTGCTGGTAAATTAGGTCAAGAACTAAGAGATTTACAGGATAAAATGGAAAGTGATGACATCAAATACATTTTAAACATGATTATTTCTGCTGTTGATTTGGATAAATTAGACGACGAGGATATTGAGGACATTGCTAAGAAATTCGAAAGAGAGGAAGAAGAGATGGGTGGAGAAGAACCAATTACAGAACCATCTGCAGAAGATGAGGTACCTGCTGAAGAACCAGTAACTGGTGATGAGGACTTAGGTGAAACTATGGATTTATTAAATAGTTTTATAGAATCACCGATTGGTGAGGAAGATACAAACGAATTAGATTTAAGTAAATTTGCTGACATTGAAGCAAGTGAGGGACAATCTTATGAAGACGATGTTCAAGAACTTGATTTAGACGAAATTAAAAACGATATTAATCAAGCAATTAGCGAAAAATTAAGTAAATACTTTAAATAAAATGCATCTTATCTATGTTAATGAAATAGGTTCTGATTATAAAGGACAAAAACAGTACGAATTTATCTTTAGTAAAAGTACTGAAATTGACATGGATGAGTGGTTTATTATACCAGCATCCGCATCCTCACAACCTAAATCTCCAGAAATGGAATACGTTGATTTAGTTGGGTTATTAAAAAATACAGACTTACAATTAGAATTAGTTCAAGACTCCGATTATTTCGGAGTTATTGATGCTGTAGATGGGGTGGTTGCGATGGCTTGGGAAAAATTTGATATGGATTCGGATAGTGAAAGGTTAACCTTTAAATTTGGGGAGTCGATTGATAGTGTAACAAAAAAATTAAAAATAAGAAGTTATCTTCTTATAAAAGAGGAAATTAAATTCAAAGAAATATGAAAAGGTCAGAATTAGTTGATAAATTAATCAAAGAAGGTATGTCAGAAAAGACATTAGTAAAATTTACTGATAAACAACTTAACAACTTAGCTGAAAGAATGATAGGTGAAGCTATCACAACTACTGCAGATGCATTATCTAAAAGTGCCGCATTACAAAATTTAGCAAAAAAACAAGACATTAAACTTGTTGGTGAAGAAGGAGAAGTTTCTGAAGAATTGAAAGGTAATCAAAAGAAATTAGATAAGAACCACAATGGTAAAATTGATGGTCAAGATTTTAAAATATTAAGAGGTCAGAAAAAAGAAGTTAAAGAGGGTAAGAAATGTGATAGTTGTGGAGAATCTATAAAGGATTGTAAATGTGACCATACACATATGGATGAATCTAAAGAAATAAAAAAATGGATTAATACATTGGCGGAAGAAAGTTTTCATAGTTTTACATCAAAAAATGAAATTATGGAATTAATCAATGTTAAATTAAACGAATCAGAAGTACATGAGTACGGTCCAAATGTTAAAACCGGACACAATGGTTTACCAGAATTTATGACATATGATGCAATTATGAGTAATGGACCAAAAATTGCACCGAGTAAACCTAAAGTTGACCCAGGTACAAAACCTAACAAACCTAAAACACCATTTCAACCTGGACCAAAGGTAAACCCTAATCCTAAGGCATTAGGTGAGGATAATCCTAAAATTGCTCCAAGCAAACCAAAGGTTAATCCTGGTACCAAACCAAATAAACCTATAACTCCGCTTAGACCCGGACCTAAAGTTAATCCTTTCCCTAAAGCAACAACTAAGGGAGATAAAAAATAATTTAGAAATATGAAATTATCTAAGAAAAATTTGTTATCTTTAATTAACGAAAATTTAAAAGAGATGGCAATGGATTTTGACACTCCCGATAGACCAAATCCCGATTTGCAATCTAAATTGGCTTCAGGAGATACACCCTTAAAAAAAATACCTTTTCCTAAAACAGGAAATGAACCTAACCAAAATTTTCAAGAACTTTTGGCTTCTGAGAGATATAGACAAATTGTAAATAATGTTAGACAATATACAAACTACCAAGGTACATTAAACGGTACTGAAATGGGTCCATTATTAACAATGATGTATACTGCACATAACAACATTATAAGACTTGAAAATACACATAAAGAGGCTTTAGAACAATTAGCAATTGAAATTGTAAAAGAAGAAATGGGTATTGGTGAGGAAGTTGAGTTTGATGCAAAAATCGTTGGTATGAATCAAATCGATACGAGTGATTTCAATAGAGAACAGGGTCCTGAACAAAATCCAGATGAAGTTGATGTTGAAGATGAGGAAGACGATGAGGAAAATAACCAAGAACAACCTCAAGTTAATCCCGAAAATCAAGAAGTTGAAGAAGAATTATATATTGATTTAAAACAATTAGATTTAGAGAGAGCAAAATTAACTTTAATTAATAGTATTATCCAAGGAGCATCAAAAAGGGGTCATTATATGTACCAACTTGTTGGTGAGAAACTTAGAGAAATTACAGGTTCTGATGAGTTATATAATGACTATGGAGTGATGATGTCGGTTAACGATGCAAACTATTGGCAATTTAGTCCTGCAATGATTAAAGGGGCTTCTGATAGTGTTGCTGGTAAAGTTAAAACGGAATTTCCTGGTGATGATGAGACAGGTGAAACCGGTGATGAAGGAGAAGAAGGTGGTGAAGAACAAGAAGAACAAAAAGTTAAAGTGATTGCAAGAGGAATTAATTTTCCAGTTTTAATACATGAATTAATTAAAGGTGTTTTTGAAATATTAGGTAGTCACGGACAACCGGGAGAATACACAAATCCACAAGATAGGGCAATGTATCAACAAGCTCAAAAGTTAGAAAGTACATTAGAAAAAGAAATGTGGACATTACTTTTGGGACCTGCAATTTGGGATAGAATTAGAGGACAGTTTCCAGACGAGGTAATTTTGGAAAATGGTAAGCAATTACAGAATTACATGTTAATGCACATCTTCCAACTACCAGCTAAACAGTTCTTAGTTTTAATGAAAGAAGTTGTTAGTAATAGTGAAAACGGAAAACGTTTAATGACAGATTTAATGGCATCAATTCAACAAATGTTTAACCAACAAGATTATGAAGAATCTTTGAATCAATTTAATGATGAATTGGAAACAATGTCAGAAGAGACTGAACCGGATGATTTAAAAGATTTCTTAAAGGGATTTAATATTGATTTATCAAGTGATGATGGGGACGATGGAGATGATTTAGATGATTTGTTCAGACAATTAGGTATCGATAAACCTAAAGAATAATATGAAGGAGGTTTTAAACCTCCTTTTTTTGTATTTATATATATGAATTCCAAAATAGAACAACTAAAGGAGTATGCGAAAATTATAAAGGATGCACCATATGCGTTAAAAACATATTTGCAAACCTATGACAATACTCAAAAAAAATATGTTCCATTAGAGTTGTTTCCTGACCAAATTCAATTAATTCAGGATTATGAAAATTATAATGAAAACATAACTAGAAAATATAGACAGGCTGGTGTTACTACGGTAACCGCCGCTTGGATTTCTAAAAAATTACAAACTGCAAAGGAAAGTGAACCAGAAAGGGTTCTTCTTATTGCAAATAAACGTGATACTGCGGTAGAGATGGCTAATAAAGTTAGACACTTTATTGAACAATGGCCTGAGTGGATTAATGTTGGGTTTTCACCCGATAAGAACTCGGAGAGTAGATTTAGATTAAACAATGGGTGTGAGGTTAAGGCGGTAGCAACATCTGCAGATGCGTTACGTGGTTATACACCAACTATACTTGTATTTGATGAGGCGGCTTATATTGAAGCAGGTGAGGATTTTTGGGCAGCGTCTATGGCGTCCCTATCAACGGGGGGTAAGATTATTCTTATCTCAACACCAAATGGTTATGACCCCATATATTATGGTGTTTATGACCAAGCATTACGTGGAATCAATGATTTCCATATAACAGATTTAAGATGGTTTAAAGACCCTCGTTATACTAAAGATTTACATTGGGTTAAGTGTCAAGACATCTGTCATTATATGTTGAATAGAGAACAATATAATGATGATGAAGTTGTAATGAAGGATTTTAATCCAGAGAATTATAATGAATATATTGAACAAGGATATAAACCGTTCTCTTCTTGGTTTGAATCAATGTCTAAGAAATTTAAATATGATAGACGTAAGATTGCTCAGGAATTGGAATGCGATTTCTTAGGTTCGGGTGATGGTGTTATTCCGGGTGATATTCAAGAGAACATTGCTAAGAATATGATACGTGTACCTAAAGAAAAATATATGCAGGGTACATTTTGGCATTGGAAGGAACCCGTTCAGGGACATCGTTACATTATGGGTGTAGATGTTAGTAGAGGTGATAGTGAAGACTTCTCCTCAATTAATATTATCGACTTTGATGAAAGGGAACAGGTTGCAGAATACATTGGAAAAATACCTCCTGATGATTTGGCTGCAGTTGCGTATAAATGGGGTGTTTTGTATGAGGCATATATTGTTATTGATATTACAGGGGGTATGGGTGTTGCAACGTCTAGGAAGTTACAAGAGATGCAATATAAAAATCTATACATCGATGGGATAAATACTCAAAATATATGGGAGTGGAATAAAAAGGCCATGGATAAAATCCCCGGTATAAATTTTAACAATAAAAGAACTCAAATAGTTGCTGCTTTCGAGGAACAATTAAGAAAGGGGTTTTTAGTTAGGTCAAGTAGATTATTAAATGAACTTAATACGTTTGTTTATATAAATGGTAGACCCGACCACATGAAAGGTGCTCACGATGATGCAATTATGAGTATGTCAATGGCGTTATATGCTGCCGATATGTGTTTCAATCAATTACAAAAGAACGAAAATGCAAATAAAGCAATGTTGGAATCTTGGACGATGTCAGAAAGATCGTATGAACCCAATAAATCGTTTTATTCTTACGGTACTGCATTTGACCAAATTGGTTCTATGGGGATTGATAATCAAAATTTATATCACCCAAATAATAATATGAATGTATCAAAGGACGCATATAGAGAACATATGTGGTTATTTGGTAAATCAAAATAAGATTCCATTTATCAATAATTTAGTTTATATTGTAAAGAAAAGTATTTATATACATGGCAGAACAGAATCTTACCGTCTTTCAGAGATTAACAAAGGTGTTTGGTTACCCAAATCAAGCAAAACAAAAAAATGTTGCACCACCTTCGTTTAATTTCAACAAAGATGAAATATTAAAAACGGATAGTAGAGAAGAATATGAAAAGGCAATGTTACAAGCTCAACAGAGTCAATACATTGCAGATAAGTGGACTAAATTAGACCAATCACTTTACAATCAATCTGTTTATTACGAACCAAATAGGTTATCGGCATATTACGATTATGAATCTATGGAGTTTACTCCCGAAATATCTGCGGCGTTAGACATTTACGCTGAAGAATCAACAACAATGTCTGAGAAAGGACAAATATTAACAATATTTTCAGATTCAGATAGAGTTAAAAATATATTAGACGATTTATTCAATAACAAACTAGATGTTAACACTAACTTACAAATGTGGACTAGAGGTCTTTGTAAGTATGGTGATGATTTTGTTTATTTAAAAATAGACCCTGAAAAGGGAGTCGTTGGTTGTCAACAGTTACCAAATATTGAAATTGAGAGAATTGAAGGTGCGGCTTCTAAAACACCGAACTCATATACTGATATTAAAGTTCCAACAAGAGAGTTAAGATTTACTTGGAAGAATAAAGATTTAGAATTTCAAGCATGGGAGATTGCACACTTTAGATTATTAGGTGATGATAGAAAACTTCCTTATGGAACTTCTATGTTAGACAAGATTAGAAGAATTTGGAAACAATTACTTCTTGCGGAAGATGCAATGTTAATTTACAGAACATCTAGAGCACCTGAAAGACGTGTGTTTAAAGTATTCGTTGGTAACATGGACGATAAGGATATTGAACCTTATGTACAACGTGTTGCTAACAAATTTAAAAGAGACCAAGTTTCAGATCCACGTAACGGTAATGTAGACATGAGATATAATCAAATGGCGGTAGACCAAGATTATTTCATTCCTGTTCGTGACCCAGCACAAAGCAACCCAATTGAAACATTGCCGGGAGCACAAAATTTAGGTGAAATTGCCGATATTGAATATATTCAAAAAAAGTTATTAGCCGCATTACGTATCCCAAAGGCATTCTTAGGATTTGAAGAAGTTGTTGGTGAGGGTAAGAGTTTAGCATTAATGGATATTCGTTTTGCGAGAACGATTAATAGAATTCAAAAATCTATTATTCAAGAATTAAATAAAATTGCATTAGTACATTTATATCTTTTAGGTTTAGAAGATGAGTTAGATAATTTTTCTTTATCGTTAACTAATCCTTCAGCACAATCTGATTTATTAAAAATAGAACAGTGGAAAGAAAAGATTACACTTTATAAAGACGCAACATCTGACCAATCACAAGTCGGTATTTTACCAGTATCTCACACGTGGGCTAAAAAGAATATTCTTGGTATGAGTGATTCAGAGGTTATTTTAGATTTACAACAACAAAGACTTGAAAGGGCGATGGGATTTGAATTAACAAATACACAAAACATAATTAAACGTTCTGGCGTATTTGACGACGTGGATTCTAAGTATGGTATTTCTGAAGAAGAAAGACAAAAATTAGAAGCTGCAGGTGCAATGGGTGGTGATACTGCTGGTGCAGGAGCAATGGATATGGGTGGAGCACCCGCAACCCCTCCATCGGGAGGTGAGGGAGAAGCTCCATTGAGTGAATCTTTTACTAAATCTAAAAAATCAAAGATATTAAGTATGTTGGGGGAAGAAAAAGAAGGAAAAAATGTTTTATTTGATATGGAAAGAGCTCAACAGAATATTTATGAAATAGAAAATAAATTGAACGATATTATAAACGATTAAAAATGAACAAATTCGGGGTTATTAAAACCAAAATGTTGACAAAATTAACTGAGTCTTATTCTAAAGAAAATAAGAAAGAAGTTAAGGATATATTAAACACAATTAAAGAAAACAAAGCGTTTAAAGAAATGTATTTGTTTTATGAAGAAATTGAAAACAAATATATTGAAGATAAGGAAACCGCAAAATTGTATGTTGAGGGATTAAACACATATTTTGGTCAACCAATGGGTAATTGGAATGAGTTAAATGTATTTTGTGAATCTCTACATAGTAAATTGGGTGACATCGAAATAGAAACTAACGAATTATATGAGTCTTTAGATATGTTATCTGAAAAAGATTCATTATCAAATATTGAAAAGAAAGTAATAGCTAAAAATAAATTAGTAAATTATTTAACAACTAAAAAGGAAATACAAGAATCTAAAGGTTCGACATTAGTACCAAACGAATCATTATTACAGGCCGTTTTGGCAAACAATTTTAATATATTATATTCTAATACATTATCAGAATCGGAAAAAGAAGAGTTAAAAACTATCTTATCAATTCCTCAAGAGGAACTATCAACCAAAACAACAGAATTAAAAGAATCAATTATTAATCAGGTATCTACACTTTTAAGTGAATCGAATGACACCGGTTTAACCACTAAATTAAATAAAGTAAAAGATGAAGTTACTCAAATGACAACATCTAAGTACAATTACTACAGATTAACAGAATTAAAAAACGGTCTTAATTAAGACCGTTTTTTATTTGTTGAACATACACAGCTTTTAAAACTTCTTTTCTTCTAGTAACTGAAGGTTTTTCAAATTGTTGTCTTTCCCTCAATTTTTGAATTTGCTTAGTTTTTTGAACCTTTTGTTTATAGGTTCTAAGTGCACTTTCAATACTTTTTTCTTTTGTTAAATCGATAATAATCATAATATAATAAGTATACTACAAATATATAAAATTATTTTTGGTTTTGTAAGTTTTTTTTCTTATTTTTTAGATAACACCATAAAATAATATATAATAATGAGAAATTAATGAAAACAGGTAAGTATATCCCATTAGGGACTTACAATAATGTAAAAATTGGTTATGGTACCGTAGATTTTAAAAATCTTAAAACCGTTTATTTGAAATTGAATTCATGGGTACAACCAGAAAATGATACTGAAGATTATAATCAAACCATTTCAAAGACAAGAAGAAAAATAAAAGAATCAATATACAATCTTAAAGATTCAAATTTTAAAGACCAATGTATTGTTGATTTAGATATAAGAACAAAAGGTATTAAGTTAGAAAAAAGGTCATTCATGAACCTCGAAATAACTTTATATGTTGAGAAACAATTTGATGTTAAATCAAAAGAAATTAAAAATACAATTAAAAATTTATTGGTAGATGTTGTTAATGACGGTTTAATTGATAAAAAACTGTTCAATTTTCACAAAAGCAAGAAATAACTTGGTTCTTGATGTATTTATAGTAATAAAATCTATAAATGAAGATATTAGGACCAAAAGAGACGGGGCACGGAATTTTAATAGAGTACGATGCTGGTCACGTTTCACCAGAGGATAACAAACAAATTATTAAAGAGGCGAAGGATATGGACTTTTCACAAGACCTTATCCTTTATGCCGTTTTGCAAAAATACGACACTGCAAATAAGAACGGAAGGATTTATCCTGAGATGTTACTTAAGAGAGAAAACGAGAAATATCAATCACTTATCAAAAAGGGTGGAGCACTTAATGAATTAAACCATCCCTCATCTTCACTTATCGACTTAGATAGAGTATCCCATTCAATTCTTGAAACATGGTGGGACGGTAAAATCCTAATGGGTAAAATTAAATTATTCACTTCTCCAGGTTGGAGAAAGATGGGTATTGTATCTACTAGAGGAGACCAAGCTGCAATGTTAATTATGAACGGAGCAACTTTAGGTATATCTTCTCGTGGTGTTGGTTCACTTAAAAATGTAAAAGGACAAAATATTGTTCAGGAGGACTTCGAGTTAGTGTGTTTTGATTTAGTATCATCACCATCAACTCCAGGTGCGTATGTTTTTGCGGACCAATCTGAAAGAGACCAATATCAAGAGTCTGAAGAGAAAAAACCCCAAGTTGAGGATAGAATGAAAAAATTAATGGGAAATTTAGATACTTTTTTATCTAAATAATAAATTTTATAGGGGTAGTTATATCGAAAAAGAGAATTTTTCATAAAAACGTACTATTTATAAGATAATAAAACAAAATTTCACAATGACTGAAAAATCAATTTTAGAACAAGCGTTACTTCAAGTACAAACACTTGAAGAAGCCGTAAAGCAAAATGCAAAGGGTATACTTGCTTCAACTATGAAACAAGAACTGAATGACTTGCTTAAAGAATCATTGGAAGAAGAGGAAGAAACTGAAAACCCTATGATTGCCGCTGAGCAACCTGAGGACGAAGTTAATCCTGACGAAGAGGCAGATGATATGTCAGACGATGAAGCAACAGCAGATGATGCTGAAGCTGATGATGCTGAAAATGACGCAACAGACCTCGATAACGAAGATCCTATGAAAGGTATCGACTCATTAGACTCAGAAATGGGTGATGATGAATTACCTACAGATTCAGAATCAGAAGACGAAGAAGCATCTATGGATGATTTTTCTGCAGATGATGAAGATGTGATGGACATGACAGGTGCTTCAGATGATGAAGTATTAAAAGTTTTTAAGGCTATGAAACCAGAAGATGGTATTGTAGTAAAAAAAGACGGTAACAATGTCGAAATGTCTACAGGTGATGACGACTATATTATCAAACTTGATGATGATGATGATGAATCAGAAATGGAAGCTCCATCAATGGAACCTGAAATGGACGAAGAAATTATGTACGAAATTGAGTTAGATGAAGAAGACGAAGATTCTGAAGAAATTGAGGTTTCTGAAGAGGAAGAAGAATCTAAAGAAGGAGAGTTTGGCGAAGCTGCAAGAACATATGGAGCTGACGTTAGAGCACCTCAGGGTAAAAAATACAAAGCTGGTCGTCACGAAATGAATGAAGAAGTTGAAAACTTAAAAAAGCAAAATTCTGAGTATAAGAAGGCGTTAATCCTTTTTAAAGAAAAACTTAATGAAGTTGCCGTTTTCAATGCAAACTTAGCTTATGCTACTCGTTTATTCACAGAACATTCCACAACAAAACAGGAGAAATTGAATATATTAAAGAGATTTGATTCAGTTTCTACTATGAATGAGGCTAAAAATCTATTCAATACAATAAAAACTGAATTAGGTACAAAAATAACAGTTACCGAATCAGTAGTTGAAAAAATCTCAAACACTCCATCAACATCAACATCTCAAGAAGTGTTATCAGAAGCTAAGGCTTATGAGAATCCACAATTCAAGAGAATGAAAGATTTGATGAGTAAAATAAAATAATAAATAAAAAAACCAAAAACAAATATTCAAAATGGGAGCATTATTAGAATCAGGTATGGTAGGTAACATCGGTCTTAAGCACCTTCGTGTTATCAAAGAAGATACCATCAAAAAATGGGATGACTTAGGCTTTTTAGAAGGTCTTAACGGTCACCAAAAAGATAACATCGCGCAATTGTATGAAAACCAAGCGTCTTACTTAATCAATGAAGCAGCAACAGCTGATGCATCTGGTTCTTTCGAGACTGTAGTTTTCCCAATTATCCGTCGTGTATTCTCTAAATTATTAGCAAACGACATCGTTTCAGTACAAGCAATGAACTTACCAATTGGTAAATTGTTCTTCTTCGTACCTAAAATTCAAGAAAGAAACGCAAGTAACGCACACTATTCTCCTTACGGTATCCCAGGTGGTGCTGGTGGAGCAAGTGCTTCTACTGGTTATACAGGTATTAACTTGTACGATCGTTTCTACGAGAACAGTGATGCAAACGACCAAGGTTTGTTTGATTACTCTAAAGGTGATTTCACTACAGTTTCTTTAACTGGTACTTCACTTCATGAATTCGCAGCTGGTGCATCAGGTGACGCAGTAACTTACACAACAGGTTCTACTGTAACTTCATTAGGTTCAGTTATCTTAAAGTTAACTGGTTTCTCTAAATTAGGTCAAGGTAAATTAGCTGGTCCAGACGGTAACGAAATGGATACAGAAGAATTCTTGGCTTCATTATCTTTAACATGTCCTCGTATTGCTAACTTAAGTGGTAGAACATCTTTACCATTTAACGTAGTTACACAAAAATACGGTAAAGGTATTGTTGAATATGGTCAAAGATCTGCAGGTGCAAATGGTCTTAACTTTAATGACATTTGTGATGAAGATGGTGTAATCTACTTAAACGTTGATTTACAATCTTATTCATCTACTGCAGGTTATTCTAACTACTCTGTAACAGGTACAACATCTTTAGATGGTACTGACTTTACAGCAACTTACCGTCGTTATGCAACTTTAGAATTTGAAGATGCAATCGGTGAAGTATCTTTTGATTTAGAATCAGTAACAGTTTCTGTAACTGAAAGAAAATTAAGAGCTAGCTGGTCTCCTGAATTGGCTCAAGACGTTAGTGCATTCCACAACATCGATGCTGAGGCAGAATTGACAGCTTTATTATCAGAGCAAATCGCTGCTGAAGTTGACCGTGAAATCTTACGTGACTTACGTAAAGGTGCAGCATGGAAAGCTAAGTGGGATTATAACGAATGGAAATACGGTGGAACTGGTGGAGCAACTCTACAAGGTTACACTCAAAAAGATTGGAACCAAACTTTAGTTACTAAAGTTAACCAAATTTCTGCTCAAATCCACAAGACTACATTAAGAGGTGGTGCTAACTGGATTGTTGTTTCTTCAGAAGTTTCTGCAGTATTCGATGATTTAGAGTATTTCCACGTATCTAATGCAGCTCCTGAGCAAGATTCATACAACATGGGTATCGAGAAAATCGGTTCTCTTGCTGGAAGATATCAAGTATATCGTGACCCTTACTTCCCAGCTGGAAAAATCTTGATTGGACATAAAGGAAAATCATTATTGGACGCAGGATATGTATACGCACCATATGTGCCATTACAATTAACTCCAACAATGTACAATCCATTCAACATGACTCCTATCAAAGGTATCATGACACGTTACGCAAAGAAAATGGTGAACAACCGTTACTTCGGTGTAATCGATGTACAAGGTATTGTAACATTCAATATGGATACATTAAGATAATCTTAGGATTTATCATATTAAAAGACCCTCGAGAAATCGGGGGTTTTTTATTTAAACTGAAATATTTATATCTATAAACAATTAAAAAATGAACAAAAAACTTGCAAAATTACAAAACATAATTGAGGCTAACCAAAGATTAAACAAAACATTATTAAATGAACAACACCAACCTAAAAATTTTAGTGTGGGTCAAGTAGTTAATACTAAGAGAGATGTTGATGGCCAAATGTATACAATAAAAATTACAGCGGCAGAACCAAATTTTATGGTTGGTACTATAACAGGTCCAGGAACATACAGTGGGGCATCGTTAAAAAATGGACAATCGGGTCTTGAATTATATTCAGACACTCCCGGTGTACTAAGTGGTAATTCACAATTAGGTAAATTTACAGTAGTAAGATAATTTAAACCCCCAATTATGGGGGTTTTTTATTTTTGGTATATTCCAGAATATTATTTATATTTGCATTATGGAATACGAGAATCTTAGATTAGATGTTCTTATTAAACTCATTGATGAAAGGGGTATTTCTTGTAAAAGCAAGAAGGATGAGATTATAAAATACCTTAAATTGGACGATGAGGATAAATATATCAGAGAAACCACTTATATGAAGGATGGTAATGGATATGCTGTGGGTATTGATATTAAAAATAGAGACCATTTACTACAAATGAGTAAATTAATCGAGAAAAAAGAAGGGAAACATTTAAATAGGTACGAGGATAATCGTATTATGTTTTGGTCACCACAAAAATTAATATAATGAATTGGACGGAATATTTTTTAGAAATTGCGGAGGTTGTAAAACTTAAATCTAAGGACCAATCTACACAGATAGGTGCTGTTGTCGTTGGGGAGGGTAGAAACGTCCTTTCTACGGGTTATAATTCCTTTCCAAGGGGTTTAGATGATTCTAAACCTGAACGTCAGGAAAGACCCGAGAAATACTTCTGGATGGAACATGCGGAACGTAATGCGATTTATAATGCTGCGTTAGAGGGTGTGTCCCTTAAAAACTCAACAATCTATTTAACATCGGGATTACCTTGTATGGATTGTGCTAGAGGAATTGTTAATTCTGGTATAAAGACGGTATATTGTAAGGAAATCTGCACTACTAAAAATAAAGAAAAGTGGGATGAATCCCAAAGTAAGGCCAAACAACTTTTAAATGAGTGTGGGGTTAATATAATTTATTATTAATTACCAAGTTTTACAAGCCCAATATCTTGGTTTCCAACGAGGTCCAGGATTTTCACAATTATGTCTAGCTCTAAAAGATTTACGTCTCTGAGGATTATTTTTCTTAATAACCATTCTTTTTCCTTTCGCAGATTTACCTCCGAAACCGAAATTTACTTTAACGACCTTACCCTTGTCATTCTTGACATACACTTTAAACTTTTTAATATCACCTTGCATGATTTTGCCAAGTTGAACCTTACGTCCTTGATACTCGGCCTCATTTAACATATTGGTTGATTCAAAATTTGTATTTTGAACAGAACCCGACTCATCTTCATAAATTAAAACAGGAGTCTCTTCGTTATATTCAAAAAGTCTTTCAAATTGATCTTCAGATATTTGAATAATTGTTCTTTTTTCTACACTTTCAGATAATCTATCAGATTCTCTATATCTAAGGGGATTAGACATTTTTTCTGATTGACTAAACAATCTTTTTTTTCTTGTAAACGCAAAACTTCTACTTCTTTCGTCAACATTTTGTTGTTCATCGAATTTTGTCATTGTTGGTTTATTACCTTTCCCAATTTTTGGGTCTTTCTTTTCTGCGTTTCTTTTTTGAGATGTCATTGCTTTCTTTTCTTTTTTATCATAAGAAGAAGCTACTTTAGGGGTGTCTTTTGATACTTTTTTGGAGGGTCTACATTTTGGGTAACCCTTTCTTCCCTTTTCACCATCGGCGTCACTACGACCACATGGAGGATGTTTACCGTCAATTTTACGACTTACATCAACCCATTTTTCTTTAAACCATCTACCTAAGTCTTCTTCTAAGACTTCACCATTTTTAATAGATAATTTAATATATCGTAAATCTTCTTCGTTTATGTGTATTTTCATAATTTACCTTTTACCACTACAGTATGAACCGGAGCATTGTTTTTTACCATCTAATCCTTTAATTTTACCCTTACAGACTTGTACTGCGTACCCATTTGCATATGCCGATGGATAAACTTTAAATTTAGATTTGGCTGCGGACATTCCTCTTGAACAAAGTTTGTTTCTTTTTTTCTCTGATTCTGACAGATTTTTTTGTTCAAAATAACCATCAATGAAGTTAGCAACCTCCTCAATATCATCCGCAGATGTTGTTATATGGTCACCAGCCCAAGCATGTTCTCCTGTGACTAATTTAGGGAAATCGGTTTGGTGTTTAAATGACAGTATTGTTTCAATATCATTCTTTATTTTAACAAGGTTACTTAAAACCATGTACGTTCCGTCCTCAGATATGTGAGATTCCTGTTGTTCTTTAACCACCTTACTTAAATGTTTTTTAATTAATTCACTTATGTTCATAATAATAAATATTTTTATTTTTCAGATAAAATTTCAAATTTTATATGTTCTTTATAGAAGATTTCTTCTGTGTGGGTTTTTCCTTTTATTTCTATAAAATACTCCCTCGGAATATAAATAGATGTGTCCAAAGTAAAAGAATTTTCATTTGTGGTATCTGTCAAAGTCCAATCATGAATAATAACATCGGTAACCCCCTCCTTTATGAACATTCTATAATAAACTTCGTCAAATAACACCGTTTTAGGATTGTCAATTGATTTAAAACTTATTACAACTTTTCTTTTTTCTCCTCTTTTTATCTTATCGGATTGTTTTATACCAAAATATTGTATTGCATATCTTTGTAATTCTGTTTGATTTGCACCAATAGTATATAATGAGGTGTATGGTTTAGGTACGAATTTTTGAGTGACATCTGAAATGTCAACACCATCTAAGGTTAAATTTTTCCACTTATCAAAAAAGAATTTTTTACCATCACACAAAACACCATCAATTCCAAATGTAATTTTGTAAACACCCCTTTTAACTTTTGTTGCAGTAAAATTAGATAATCCACTAATAACGGTATTTGTACTATCCAATATATCCACCATTGGAAGTTCATCTAAATCATAAAAATTAGAACCTTTTGTAACATACAAATACAAATTTTGGTCAACTCCACCGATAAAATTTTGTCTATCATCTTCTATTCTATCATCAAATGTTGATTCAAGATAAGGTTCAAAAAACGTTTGGGTATATTTTGTAAAAAATGCTACAGAGTTATCAACTTCGGGACTTAAATCTTGGTATAATACCGAAAATGCAATTCCCAATCCGTGATTTGTATCTCCCGATAATATACCATTAATATATCCTGTTATATCGACATTAATATCCTCATTACCATTGTCAAAATGCATTGAAGTTACTATAATTGGGTCTGTTGCATATACACCTTGACTTGTCCATTCATTTAAAGTGGTTCTATTAAACCAGTTAGATGGTCTCTCATCAAATGTGTGGTTACCGGTTGTAAAATCATAACCCGAGTCTTGATAATCAAAACCAATACCCTCGTCCCAAAATTCTGTTATTTTAAAGATTATTAAATCAAAAGAAGTTGCTCTATCTCTTGAGGTACTTCTGTTTTTACCTTTTAGTCCCTCGTCACCAAAAATCGTGTTTGTTAGATGTAATGTGTGGTTAGTGGTGTTGGTTACAACCAATTCACCTGAGTTTACTTTATTTTGTAAACTGTCTAAATCTAATTTAAATATAAATTTAGAAAATCCAGAACCATAAAATATCTCAGTTGTTGGATTTTTAGAGGTATTAACAGCAGAATCCTTTATGATTGTGTTGTTTTTCTCAAAATATGAACGAAAATATGACATCTCTTTTTATTTATAAATATCAAATTAGTTGATTCTAATCGATTTATTTAAAATGTCATTTTCAAAAGAGGAATATAACCCCATTAATCTTTCGTAATTTGGGTCTCCTTTCACTAAAGGACCCATTAAATTATGTTTATGTCCGTTTAATAAATCTATAATTGCTCTTAACAATTCTAATAAATTTTCACCTCTAACAGTTGAGTATGTGTTTGGTCCAATATCCTTTAAATAATTTTCTTGGGTTAATTCATATTTGTCTAAATTGGTAAAATCAATTGTTTTACCTGAATCGTTAGTATCTGTAGATATAAGATATATGTTATCCGATTTCAAAGACGCAAAAGTCTGTTCCCCCGGAATGTTTGAATCTTTAAGAACGTTTTCTTTTTTTGTAACTGGAGTTACCGGCGGTGAAACCTTTGTTCTTGAAAATACCAAACCATTAATTGGACCACATCCTTTATTAATGGTTATTTTATTGAATATAGTTTTTCTTTCAGTTTTTTGGGTTGTGTCGGATAAAACTCTATTTTTACATTCACTTGTTGGTCTAAAATAAAAAGGATGTAAATCTCCTTCTGAGTATGATGTATTAAATTCATTAAGACTCTTTAAGTGTAATGTTTTTAAGACATCTCTTATTGTACAATAAGTTTCTTCGGTATCTTCGGTTGTAAAGGTGAGAGTTGCTCCCGTTGTTGTCCCATCTAAATTTAATAACTTATAATGGTCTTGAATTAAATCAACATCGGATAATTTTGGATTATCCGTTCTATATAAACCACCGAACGGCTTTGTTAATTTATAAACATATAAACTAACGGTTCTTGTTGTACCGCTAAATTTATCTATTGAATATTCTATAAGATGTGATAAGTCAGATATTGCAACGGTGTTCGTGGTTATTTTTTCTTCCTTAAATTCTTTTCTTTTACCAAATTTTTTAAGGTATAGTGTTGATACTTTATTGGACATTAATGGTTGATTTACCATTATTGTTTTTTGACCCGTCGATGCATAGTCTTTGGCGATTAATTTACCACCTCTAAGTTGTACACCATTTTCTGTAAAAATCACATCAGAACCGTATTTTCCATAAACACCAAAGTCTGTTGTTTTTGCGAACGCAGCAACTGATTTAGGATTTTTATATCCATCTGCTTTAGTGGAATCCATAACCGCAGGTCCGTGTTTTGCTGAAACTCCATATGTTGTATTTTCAACCTGTGCGGAATGTGTTTGTGAATTATAGTCAAACATTGTTGTAAAAGGACCGGCAATATATTCTGTATTTACAGTATCTTTATCAGGATTGTAATTTATAATTTTAACCGCTTGACCTTTTTCTGGAATAAAATTAATATTTGTTGGTAGGAATGGATATGCTAAAAATAAATCATTATCATCCCATTTTGTGTATTCTAAAGCCTTTTCTTGTTGACTAACCCAAGAACTATATCTAACACATCTAATTGCACCTAAACCAGCCGGATCAAAATTATCAACACAAATACCAATATCTATTATTTTCATTTCTTAATTCTTTTCTCTATTTCATTATTTACATTATTATATAAAATTTCAATAGATTCTAAATGTCTTGTTAAATCTATAATTAAATTTTTTGTTTTTTCGTGTTCACCATATAATTCATTAACCACAACAAATAAATCTTTATTTGATTTATTTTTAGGGTCTTTTGCTATTTCAATTAAATTTTCTTTTTCCATATTAAAACATTTTTCCTGAACTTGTTATAATACCCGGTGGAATTATAATTGGTAATCCAAACGGTGTTGGTATAATAACCTCTTGTGTTGATACTTGTATAAAACTGTTTGCGTCGTGTTCTTCGGTTTGACCATCAATTACAGATTTAACTAATGCAGTTAAATTATTTGATTCTCCAAAAATTGGACCTGTACTAATTCCAGAAGATTCTAATTTTTCAGTAATATTTAATAACGCTCTATCCGTACTAAAACCAGGTAAATAATGAGACAACCCTAACAAAAATCCCGGCACTTGAGCACCTCCAGTAAGACCTCCCGTAATACTAGAAATACCACCCTTTAAAGCTAAATCTATTGATTGGGATATGATTTTAAATAATGAATCACAATTATCTAATCCTAATTCTAATAATTTTGTTAATAGTGCAATTAACGATGTTATAATAAGATAATAACGTTTTGCTTTATTTTTTAATATTTTTAATGCTAATCTTTGTAAGAAATTTAATAAATCTATTTTAACTCGTTTCCAAAACTCAGATAAAAATTTCCAAAGTAGATTTCTAATAATTTCATTAAATAATTTACTCAATTTTTTCATTATTTCTTTTGCGGATTCAACCAATCCTCCAACACCAGCAACAACTGATTTGTATATAATAACAATTGGTAGCATATATTTCGGTGCCAATACGGAACCTATTAATGCCTTTGGTAAATTTAAAATAAAAGTGTTTAATAATGATAAATGAAAATTATCTGGCGGTATAGACGAGTCTGATGTCTCATGTGCAGCAGCCGCGGCATTTAACAATGCATTATTAACAGCATCGTTTAAATTTTTCTTATTTGATAAGTAAACAAAATCTTCAAAGTGAGAGGTGTCAGCCACAGATTCAAAATTGTTACAATCTTTAAATCTCAATACTTTTTTATATCTCGCACTTTCATCATCCAAATCAATACCCTCAACATTATCAAAATCAAAATAAAATTCAATGTCTTCATCGTTTTCATTAAATTCAGTGGTTGGATTTTGATTTGTACCTGTAGATGTTGGGTTGTTACATAATGCACATAATTTTGCCAATAATCTATTTAATTCATTAAAACCTTTATCAAATAAAGGAGGTTCGGTACCATCTCCTTGTAATGTCATTAACATTGCTGTTTTTGTAACACCACTGATGTCTAAAAACTCTATATTAGTGTAGTATGTTGTTAAAAATTCATCAACTTTGGTTACACTAAAATTATCAAATGTATATTTTTGAGTTGATGCGTTCCAATTAATGTCAAATATTGGGTCGGGGTCCTTTGTATAAAATGTTTGTGGTGAAGTAAAACCACTATAAAGTAATTGGTTCATTTTAACTAAACCTCTATCTTTATTATCTTCATAAACAATTTTACCACTATTACTAACAGGTGAAACCGTTAATACATTCATAAAATCAAATTCAGAAGGTGATATAGTTACACTACTAACTAAAGTTCTATTTGTACCGCAAATACCATCGCCAGCGAATAAAACTTTTTTAACACTATCCATAACAATCTGCTTTGAGCTTTTTAAAGTTTCATTTATAGAATCGTTTGTGTGTTGTTTAAGTCTTTGTTTGTTTGTACTTTTTTCGTTAATCTCTATCTTATTGTTTGTTCCTAAAAATCCTTCAACTGTATCGATTAATTCACCAAAAATATCTTTGTTATTTTCTTTTTTCTTTTTTCTTTTTTCGGCAAAGTCCGAAAGTTTTTTACCAAAAAGGGCATCAGTTGTTGGTAAGTCCTTTAAGAATTTATCACTTTTCTCATTGAAACTTTTCTCACCGTCGTCGGCAATTCTCTTAACCGCATCAATTTTGGCCTTTATTTTGGACTTCTGTTCTTTTATTTTAGATGCCATTATAATCTATAGTTAGTTTCGTTTTTATTGTCACCGTCATTAACCAACTTATCCAATAAATCTCTATCCTCCTCAGATAATGTTAATTTACCCATAGGTCCACCTTTACCACTACCCGTTCCTTGGGTCTGTTTAAGGAGTGCACTTTGTAATTTTACAAGGGATATTTTCTTTTCGGTAAGGTCATTTAAAACCTTTTGTTGTTCTTTGATTACGGGACCAATAACACTCATATCTTCAGCATCTTTCATAAAAGAAAGCATTTTTTTCATAATAATTGAGGCGGTGTTTCGGTTCTCAACTACATCATTATATATCTCCTGCATTAAAGCCAATGCAGAATCAACATCTAATGATATTAAATTTCTTTGTGTTCTCATACCTATAAATAGATTTATTCTAAAAATCCACCCAAAATCCCGTCGTACATCTTTTTGAATTTTTTTAGAGATATTCTAATTTCTTTGGTGGAAAGGGATGTCATTTCTCGTAATGATAATAAAATTAGGTTTTTGTTAAATTTATTACCGTCACCGACTTGGAATATTCTATCAAAATTATTAAAAATTTCAAGTAATGCATAACCTAATTTCTGTTCGTTATCTGTTAGGTCTTCTTTTTCCATAAACTCCTCTAAGGATATTGTTAGTTTAATAATAACATCCCGATAGTCTACGATATACTCATCAATAACATAGGATAAATCCGTTCTATCCTCAATGTCAGATGATATATCATCATAAGAAACTTGTCTATTCTGTTCTTTTGTGTCTTTCTGTATTGCCCCCATTAGGTAGTTTTTACAGATTGTCCCAAAATAGGAGTATGCTTTATGATTTTTTGTGTGATCAAATTTGTGAATTTTAGTAATTAAAAACGACATTGTATCGTTATGAATTTCCTCAAATTCTAAATCTTTTCTGTAAAGTTTATAACGTCGAATAATTGATTCGACCATTATAATTAGGGGTTCTCGTAAATATTCGTTGAATATCTTGTTTTTTTCTGCATCGTCACTACTTTCAAGGTAACTGACTACCGCCTTCTCTTGATCCTCCCCAAAATAAATTTTTTGGGTACGTTTTCTCGGCATTAAGCTGGTTGATAATTTACATCTCGTTTATTTTTAAAGAAAAATTCTTTCTTTGCTGTGTCCAACCAAAATTTAACTTCGTTTTCAGATAGAATCATTTTTTCCTCATTTTTATATTTCCAAAATAATGAATCTTCTCTTAGATTTACGTGTTGATATCCCGCCTTAGGAACTGTCATTATTCTAACACCATTGTGTGTTAATCTTAATAAGAATTCATAAACAAATGTTAATTTAATATTTTCTTTAAATTTACCATTGTCTTTAATGACTTGTGTTTTAAATAATCCACCGCTTGTTTGATAATTTTGGAAATCTAATAAAACTTCGTTATCGATAAATCCTTGCATATCGGTAAAACCATATGCCCAAGCAGATTCATTAGTATAATTAATAAATTTACCCTCTACATTAATATCTTTAACTATTGGTAAAAATACAGAAACATCTGTAAAGACTTTACTATATTCGTTCATTGATTTTAACCAAACTGGTTTAAATTCGTCATCAATTTCTAAAATTGTAAACCATTCAGTATCGCAATTGTCAATACCTAAATTTACTTGTGAACAAAAATCGGTCTCACCTTTATTTGTAACAATCGTTATTTCTAATTTATTTGATAAATCTTTTAAATCTTTTTTTAATGATGTTGGACAAACAATAGAAACTTTTACATCATTATGAAAATCTTCGACTGATGATAGTGCGTTATTTAACATTTCCTTATAATCATCAGATAAGGTATGAATTGGTAAAATTACTGTTATATTTTTCATGCTGTAGTTTCTTCTTCTTTTAATTTATTAAGTGCATTCTCGATAGATTCCACTCTTTTATTTATTAGTGATTTGAAAATTGATAGTACATTGTTTTTTGTTATATCAAGACTATATGGTAATAAAGTATCCTTCATTTTTTCCTTAACCTCATCACTTAATTCAACTCCTTCAACCCACGCCAATACATAAGTTGCTAATATTTCTACCAACTTATTGATATCATATGTCCACATTCCATTTTCGTCTAACCATTCAGGTTCAATATTTGGTATTTTACCAACAACAGGAACTCCACATTTCATCGACTCCAATGGGAACGTACCGAACGTAGAGTCATCGTCAACCCAAACAGAAACCATACATTCTTTTAATGCGGTTGCAAATTCATCATAAGATAATTGAACCATATCTTTAAATGTTATCCAACGTAATTGTGGGTATTTTAAATAAAATTCAGATATGATTCTTCTATGAATTAATCTATCTCTTGAACTAATTGCGATATATGGTTTTAATGGTAATGATATTGGTTTGAAATTTTCACCAATAATTGGGGGGATAACAAAAACTAAAGATTCTGGAAATATATCTAAAATATATTTCTTAGTTTCTTCTGTTGTTGTAATAACTCTATCAAAACCATAGTCACTCCAACGACTACCGATTGGCAAATTTTCAAAAATATAATCTTTTTGTTGTATTAACATTACCTTTACACATTTAACACTAGATAATTGTTCTAATGCGTTTGAATAATATTCAGGTACTACAAGTACGTCATCTATTTTTATTTCTATTTTATCTTCTTTAATTGTAACAACACTTAATTCGTCATATGTGCTACCTAACCAATTACTAACTCCAGTATAGCTTTTATCCTCTACTAATATTTTAACATTGTAATCGTTTTGTTTCAATATCAATGCCATATCGTAGATATGTTTTACGGATGCTCTTGCATTATTTCTTGTGTCATATGTTAAAAAGTATATGACATTTTCTTTTGTTGCGAGTCTTCCTAATGAGGACTCTAATTTTTCAATGTTTTCTTTATTATTCATCGTCTTCGTTTAATTCTTCGATTAAGATTTTATATTTTATTAGGGTGTTAAATGCTATTTTAAATGATGTGGTGGTTGAGTTTTGTGCAAACGCACCCATCTCTTCATCAACATCATCTACCTCACCTAAGATTCTTTCTAAACACATTTTAATAATTTCATATTTGAAAATGTTTATTTCTAAAGTATCTTCTTCTTCTTCAGTTTTTATTTTGTTTCCTGTTCTACATTTTTCTGTGATTCCGTCAAGGTCAATGTAGTAGTATTTTCCGAAAATTTCGACCATGGTTCTTGTATTTCAGTTAATTTAGTTATTTCTTTATTATAAGTAAAGTGTCCGTTATATTTGCTATTGAATTTTATTCCTGTTTTATTTTCAGGACACGAATCTAAAATTTGTTTATTATCAGTTATCCAAGCATCACATAAGTCCCACGTATTTTTAATATCCTCAGTTTTAATAAATTTTATATTATTACCAAGAAAACCATTTTTTGATAGAAAAAATAAAGTAGCGGGCTTTGCTTTACCCAATTCATTTAAACCAACCAACGTAAAATTATGTTCTTTATTTTCGAACAACAATTTATGTAAATCGGTAAATGTTGTTGAATAACTTAAACCAGCGTGACCAAATATCTCAATAGGATATTCCATAAAAAGAAAAAATTCGAATTCGTCTTGTGATTGAAACCTATAATGATTAAACAAATCATCATTTTTAATTGGCTCAACAACACCGTATTCGAACTTATTTTCGTTCTCAAAATCAGATGCTAGATATGCATCATTATAGTGGTAGTCAAATTTTTGTATTGTGTTTCTTAAAACACCATCGATACTAATGAATATTTCCATATAAGAAATATAACATTATCGAGATTATAAGTAAACCCTATTCGTATCTATTTAGTATTTCACCGATGATTGGATTTCGTACAATATCCTCCATACCAAATTCAAATATTCCAATCCCCTTTACATCTTGTAATCTTTTCTTTGCATCAAATAAACCAGATTTTGTTTTATCTCTAAATTTATCCGATTGCTCAAGATCACCTGAAATAAAGAATTTTGAATTGTATCCAATACGAGTTAATAACAACTTAATTTGAGATGGTGTAGCGTTTTGGGCTTCTTCAAACACTAATATTGTATTATCTACGTTCCACCCTCTCATGTACGCAAGTGCCGCCACTTCAATATAACCCATATCTTTTAAAGTTTCACGAGCCTCTTTACCGATAATCTTATTTAAAAGGTAATATGATGGATAAATGTATGGGTCTAATTTCTCTTCTAAACCTCCCGGAAGGGACCCTAATTTCTCCTCAGCTTCAACTGCGGGTCTAACTATGATTATCTTCTCATACTTGTTAGAATCGTCGTATAATAGGTCTACGGCTCTTTTCATCGCTATGTAGGACTTACCCACACCCGCAGGACCGAAACATAATGTAATTTGATTTTCTCCAAGAATGTCCCAATAGGTTTCTTGATTCTTAGTTAGGAACTTTTCTTTTGGTCTTTTTATTATTTGTCTAATCTTATCTTTATGAGATATTTTCTTATCTTCAACTACAACGGGAACTGAGTAGTTTTTCCCAACCTTAGGTTTTAATGCCAAAACTTTTAAATTTTAAATTTCAATTGTTATTTTATATAAATATCTCACTATTGACCTGTGGACCCAAATCCACCCGTTCCTCTTTCAGTATCGGATAATTCATCTGATTCGACCATTTTAACTTGTGGGTAGGGTAATATAATAATCTGAGCACCCCTATCTCCTACTTTGTATTTAATTGAGTCCAATCCATTTGTTTTCTTGAATGTTGCTTGTATTTCACCTCGATACCCACTGTCAATTACACCCACACAATTTGATAAAATCAAATCTTGGTTACGTACTGATGAACGCGGAAATACTAAACCAACGAAATTTTTTGGAATTTCCATTGAGATTCCAAATCCATAGGAAACACTAAAAGATGTATTTTCAATTTCTCTTGTAATTGTTAAATCCATACCAGCATCACCAACTTTAGAATAAGATGGTATAACGGCATTATCACTCAATTTTTTAACTTTAACAATTAATGAATTATTATATATCGGTGTTTCTTGAGTTTCATTTTTAATGTCGGTATTAATTTTATTTAAAACACCATTTAATTCATTAATAAAATTAAAATCCAAATCATCATCATTAGATAATTCTGTTTCAAACTCTTTTAATTTTTTTATATAGTCCTCAATTTCTTTTTTATTCATTTTTTAGTTTTTTTTCTAATATCCATTTATCTAATTTCTTAACTCTCTCTTTTAAGTCATTATCTTGTGGTCTTAAACAACACTCGACAAATACATCCGTTACACGTTGTAATTCCTCAAATGTAACTTGAACACCAACTGTATTAAGGTATTCTAAAGCCATTTTACTTTGCGATTGTCGCATTATCTGTATATCTCTACCGTAGAAATCCATAATTCAGTTGGTGTGTTTGTTATTAAGCCTTGTAATATTCCGGTGTGTTCTTTTTGTCGATAACACATTCAATTGCCATTTTTGCAACCGAAATACTTTCGCTTGTTCGAACATCTCCCGCTCTATATTTTGACGCAACAATTGTTGCTTCTTCAACAGTTTCCGCTTCGATAATGTACTTTAATTTTTGAAGACGGGCGTTTCCGTTTCTGTCCATTTGTTCGGTTTCATAACCGATAGTTACTAAGTAATGCATACGTTTTTGTTTTATTTATTTATAATTGATTTGAAAAATTCTACTCTATCTTGACACACTTTTTTTAGTGAGTATGTGTCTTTAACTGTTTCATATAAACGGTTTCCTAAGTCTTCAATCATATTTGGATTTTCAACTAATCGTTTCATATGTCTTGCCCAATCTTTGTGATTCTTTTTTGTACCTACCAATAATGCGTTTCCTTTATCATTAAAATTACCCTCGTTTACCGCAGACAATAAATCCAAAGTGAATGGGTCTGTATCACTTGCAATCAAAGCCTTTTTATGAAAACCAGCTTCAATGACTTTTAATTGTGATTTATTTGCATTAAACACAGATTCAACTAACGGAGCCAAAGATACGTCAAAAGTGTTATAGTTTGTTGCATATGTGTTTATTTCTTTTGTCCATCTTCTTCTATATGGTTCATTTTCATCATCATATGGAATTTCCATAAACGTATTAAGATATGATTTATATTCTTCACTTAAAACTTTATAATCATCTGTAAAGAACTTTTCATATTTGAACCAAACCGTTTCATGTGGTTTAATTGGTCTATTTCTACGATTACCTTTATCGTCAATTTCCATTACATTACCTCTTAAATCAAATCCACATAAAACAAATTGTACTTTATCTTTAAATAAATTATGTGTCGCGGAAATACCACTTGCCATTAACTCAATATCGTGTAAATGTGATGACCCACCTAACCAACCGAATCTAACTTTATCTGATTTAATTGGATTTAGTTTAAACTGAGGTTCTTCATTGTTCACGGCATTTGGAAAAATAACAATGTTTTTAACACCTAATCTTTCTTTAATTGTTTTAGCAAAGATGGAAGTTGTTGTGGAAACATAATCGGCAATTTTAAGTAACTCGATTTTTTTCTCACCCATTTTAGAAATTTTTATTTGTTGGTACATTGGATGTCTTTGGTCAACAAACCATAAATCATCAATGTCCATTACAACTTTAATTCCTTGTTTCTTTAACCATAAAACTCTATTAACGTTATCTTCGTGATTTGTTTGGTGTATAAAACTATGAAACACAACAATGTCATAATTTAAAAACGCTTCATCATTATTTTCAACATTATATGAAATGTCAACATGAAATTCATCCATGTGATTATCACCAATATATTTGTATGGATCCATTATCCTAAATTTACCCACACCATGGGCATCGGACGGAATAGCTAAAATTCTCAATTTTGACATTATGTTACTTTATATGTCTAAAATATAACTAAAAAAATTGGAAAAACAAAATTACTTGGCTTTATTTACGCCAGTAATTTTACCCTTAAAAATAGAATCACCAACTTTTAATACTAAATTTTCATTTATAGTTGATGTTGTTTGGGCGGTTAGAATTTGATTTAATTTTTCATCCAATACTTTACGTATGGTGTTTTCAATAAGAACCGCAATTGCACCCATATCAATATTACCACCTGAAGATTGTTGTCTTTGTGGTTGTACTTGTTGTTTTTTAGTTGCAACACCTTCTTGTTCCATTAATCGTTTTGCTCCCTTAATAAAATCCATATCAAGAGTATCATTTAATGAAATTTGGTTCATTTGTTGTATTGGACTTTCAATCATAGCCCTTTTAATTGCGTCGGGTAATTTAGAATTTTGTATTTTATCAATTGAAGGGGAACCTATTGGTCTTGTTGGAGTTGATTGATATTCAGTATTGTTCATTACATCTTCAGGCGAAGATAATAACATAGATTCATTAACGTGACCTCTTTCATAATCTCCTCCATCTACTTTATTCATAACTTTTTTGGCCTGAACTAATTTTTTCATTAAATCGTTTTGTGATATACTTCCTTTACCTTGTGACATGATAATAATATTTTCTTTTTTAATTATAACTATTTTTATAGTAACATTAAACTCTTAATTCTTTTTAAATTTTCTTGAAGATTGTTATCCTCCTCAGGGTTTTGAGTTGGTTTATCTTCTGGTTTTGGTTGTGGTAAGTCCTCTGGTTTTGGTTCTTCCTTAGGAGGTTCCTGTGCTTTTGTTGGTTTTACTTCTGGTTTTGGTTGAGGTAATTCTGTTGGTTTTGGTTCCGTTGTTTTAACTTGTGGTTGGGGTTTTTCAGCTTTAACATCAGGTTTTTCAATAGGTGGTTTAACTGTAGTTTTTGGTTCAACTTTTGGTTGTGGTTTTTCGACTTTTTTGGTTTTGGGTTGTTTAGTCCAATCAGTTGTTACATATGTAACACTTAATCCATTGTCATCACCTTCTTTATAACCCGGTCTCTTCTCGTTAAAAATTTCATCGGTCACATTAGTTCCACTCATCCTACTCAACATAAACGTTCTCCATCCATGTTTTGCAAACCCCTTTTTTGAGGTTGATGGGGGTTGAACATATGCTCTCATAACCAAATTACCTTTTTTACTTAATCCTAATGCAACGACTTCTGCCTTTACTCTATAACCCGGTTTCACACTATCTTTTTTAGGTTTTCTTGGTCCAGAATAATAAAACGTAATTTTTTTCCTATTTTTGATGGCATCAACAATAGGTTTCGTTTTAGTTGTTTTAAGTATAGATTGTTCTTCGATTATGTCAAAGATTGTATTATTTAACATAAATTAAAAATCAGGGTAACCTTTTGATTCATTGTATTTATTTCTAGCAACAACGTCAGTTCTTGTTTTAATATCGGTTAATGAACCAACTTGTCCGTTAACATCACCTTTACCAAATTCATCCCCATCAGATAGGGCGTCCTTATTAACAGATGAATATTCATTACCGTTGTTGTATCTATTTCGTCCTAAATTATCGATTCTGTTTTGTATATCAATGGAGGAACCAACTTGTCCATTAACGTCACCCTTACCCTTTTCGTCTCCATCAGACAAGGCGTTCTTATTAACTGAAGAATAACCGTTACTACTATTGTAACTATTCTTACTAATAACTTCTTTTCTAAGTTTTTCTGCTAAAATTTCTAATTGTGTTGCCATATTAATATGATATTAATTTTTTAAATTTTTGAATTTGTTCAAACAATCCAAGAGATGATATTGGACTTATTGTATTTTTATGTGAATTACTTTTTAATAAATTGGTTGGTATTTTAAAAGTTTCATCTTTAGTATGTGATTTAAGATGACTATTCTTTCTTTCTCCACCTATACTACTAATTTCATCCGCTCTTTTTCTTGCGTCTTTAACATTACTAACTAAATCTCTTTCTCCCTGTAAATGTTGTTTAGACCACTTATCCATTAAATCTCCGCCGGATAAATCATATTTAACCCTTTCTACTGCCTTATCCATTTTTTGGAAATCGTGGATAATTCTTTTAAGTTGACCATATTTTACAGTTTTATCTGTTAAGAGTTTTTGTGCTCTTTGTACACCATGTACGTGTTGTCCACCCAAACTCTTAATAGTGTGATTAATTTTGTCCAATATGTTTTGAGGTATGTTGAATACCCTATCTTTTAAATCTTTATTCATTATCTTTTAAATGTTTCATAATATCATTAATTGATAATTTATGACTATTCATTGTATTTTTCAATGATTTTAATTGTTTTAAAACAATTGGGTTAATTTCTTTTTCTTCTGTTTGTTCGTCTTTTGAAACGATTTCATTGTCTTTTGCCCTTTTAGATAAAACACTTTCGATATATTCCTCCATGAATTTTTTAGGATTTTCAACCAATCTTACCTTATCTGCTGGTAATTTTTTATCATAACCCATTTGAGACAACCTATCTTCAGCTTCAGGTTCATCTAAACCTAATTCACCCTTAAAATGGTCTTCAGCATCCTCATAATCAGCATCTTTTGCCATCGTGTCGTCAAATCCTAACGCTTTACTCATATCCGATTCGGCCCAATATCTCATTGTTGATCCGCCAACATTAGCCATTCTACCCATAGAACCATGAGCTGCCTTTGCAACATCATCACTTGTTTTCTTTTGTGTGACACCTTTCGTATTAAAATCAGTTGGTTTTTTACCTGTAGCAATATTTCCGTATTTGTCTACAATCTCATCGACCTCTGTCTCTACCTTATCAGGTATTTCGTCATAATTTGTTTTATCTGAGAATTCCTTAGCCCATTTACTCCATTTCTTCTTTTCTTTCTTAGGTTTACCCTTTTCATTCGCCTTAGCGTAGAAGAACCTTTGTTGTGCTTTTGATGCAAATTTCTCCTCAATTACCTGTTTTATAAAATTATTCATCTAAATCGATTTTATTATAAATATCAAATCTTATGAAAGATATTTATATAAACATGAATAGACAGAATATTTTAAATTTTTATGGGTCAAAATTAGATTTAAGGTTGGATTCTTCCGAATTATATGATTTTGAGTTGAGTAAAACTCAAGGTGACTATGATGAGGAAGTGTTAGATTTAAACACTCCTATAGTTTATTCTACGTTGGTTATCGATACCGATTTGACTGATTTTGATTGTGTTAGGACTACTATTACATTAACAGAATACGATAATAGGGTAAATAACTCAATTTATCCATTTTCTGGATTAACAACCACCATATCTTATACCGGATTTACTAACTTTATATCCAATTATCATAAAAGGGTAATATTGAATAATGACGTTTACATTTTTGAGGGTATTACGGGAGAGGTTCATTATATGAGAATAACGGGGTATAATAATCCATTATCTTTTAACCCAAATATGGGTAATTCAAGTGAAGAAATCATTAACAAGTTTGATAATGAATACTTAGAATGTACGTCTAAATTAACAACATTGGGTTCAAGAGCTTGTTGTCCAATAACCTCAAAATTATCAAGTAAACCTTGGGCTTACCAATTTTATCAACCGGAGACTGATTGCACCTCACCTATTATAAAACAAAGAACAGAAAAAGGATGGACTTTGGATTTTGTTTTTAATAGGGAAAGTCTTTCTTGGTCAAATGGTAATATATTCTACTATTATGGTGTTAGAGGTAGTACCAGTACGCCAGAATTAGCCGATAATAGTTTAACATTCAAATTTACAAGTGATGGAAAAATAGAATATAACGCTATTAGATATAGTGGGAATTGTGACCCATCTTCAGGATATACTGAAAATTATTACACGGAGGTTGGGGTCACTCCAACATTATGTACTACAGGTTTAACTGAAGATTTTAATGTTACAATTGTTTTTGATAGATACAAACACTATCAAGATTGTGAACTTGAAAATGAGGGTGGGTTAAATGATTTAATCGTCGGACCTCGCCCAATTCAATATACTGATAATGAGGTTACGGCCGTCACATCGACTCAAATAACAACAGGTTATTTGATAACTAACTCATCTGAGGTTTTAACTGGAGCAACCCCAAATTACCAATATGCACAAGAGTTAAATAAAAAATGGAATTCAGAAAGACAAAAAAGATTGGGAGTATTAAAAATATACTTAAATGGTAATTTAATTTATAAGAAGGAAAACTTTGAGGAGGTAATTGCCTCAAATATAGGTATTCAACCTTTTATACAATCTTGGGGAGGAGTTAATAATGAAAGTGGTGGGGCTTGTTGTTTTAATATAAAATCAATAAAATATTTTGAGGAGCCTTTAAATTTCCCAAGAGTAAGACACCATTACATAACCGAAATCAAACCAAATTTTGATATTATCGAATGTTATGGAGATTGTTTAGATACATTAAGTGGTGTATTTTCAAACACATTACTGACAGAGGATGGTGAAGACATAATAACTGAAAATAATAATGATATCATACTATTTTAAACTATTTATTTAAATGGCAGGAAAAAAAATAACAGAACTATCTAGTTCAATCGCTCCAAGTTTAACCGGAGTAACAGCGGTTGCGTTTGGCGGTACAACGTATAAATCAACATTGTCCACACTTAGACAAATTTTAGTTGATAGTGGTTCACATAGATTCACTGGTAGTCAATTTATTAGTGGTAGTTTAACATTAACGGGGTCTATGCCTAATTTAACCATAGGTAGTGGAACATATCATGTAGATAATCCTGAAATATTACACGTACAAAATAGTGGTAGTTTTAATATTGCACATTTTGAGGCAAATAATCAATATTACGCACAAGTAAACATAAAAAATACAAATTCGGGTAATAATTCAAGTACTGATTTAGTTTTAACTGCGGATAATGGTACCGAATCAAACCATTATGTTGATTTAGGTATAAATTCATCAACATATACAGGTGGATTAGTTGGATTAGTTAACGATGCCTACCTTTTAAATGTTGGTAAAGACATGTACGTCGGTACTGTAGGTGGTACTGGACATCCCGCTAATTTAAAATTGTTTGCACAAAATTTATGGGAAAATCCACAAATATCAATTAGTGGATCTCGTCAAATAAGTTTTAACACAGGTTCAGTATCAAGTGATTACACATATGAATTTAGCGGTAGTGTTAAATTAAATAATAATTTAAAAACGGACGGATTTACAATATTGTCAAATGTAACCTCAAGTTTTACAAATGACGCGGCAGCCGCGGCTGGTGGTGTACCATTACAAGGACTATATAGAAGTGGTAGTTACGTTTTAATTAGATTAACATAATATGGAATTTTTTATCAGACAGGGTGCAAGTGACCCAATATTAAAAATGAAATTGATTGATGATGGAAAGAATGATAAGTCATCATTTAATGATATGCTCGAAAATGCAGACATCACATTTGAAATGTCTGATGTTAAAACAGGAGAACCCGTAATATTGAATAGTGATTGTTTAATTACAACGAGAACAAAATTATATAACCAAACAACCGAGGAATATTATATTACACATAGATTTACTGAAACCCAAACTTCAGAGATGGGTAAATTTGAGGGTAAAATAACTATACAATTTTTAGACACAAACGGAAACCCAACAACAAAATTGATATTACCCGTTAAAGAAAAATTATACATCAACATTTTTTAATACCAATTTTAATTCTTATATTTGTAGATGAAAACAAGGCAAACTACTGATTTTCAGTAAGCTAATACGTCACATTTAAAAAAATTATAAGATGAAAGAAGTTATCTCTCAGGAAGTTATAGAAAACTTCCTTAACGGTGGCGACCCCGAAGAGTTCATTGTCGGAGTCGAATACGACTACCCCACCAACACAATTTACAAAATTATTCAGGACCCCGAAAAGGGAAAGATTGTAAAATCAGATTCATTTACCCCGTTTATGTGGGTTGGTGATTTATCAGGTTTAGGTTTTTACAATAATTCAAAATCCATACAAAAAAAACGTATGGGTGAATTTGGTATTCTAATTGAAAAATTAGATACTCATGGAGATGAACGACTTGAGTCGGGTATGAAATATTTGGTAAAAAGTCTTAAATCGTATACCGATTTAATTTCATTTTTCAGAATGGGTGGTATTAATCCGTGGGATGAAAAATATAGACAACATTTTACGGTTTTATCACCGGTAGAACAATATCTTGTTCAAACGAAAAAAAGATTATTCAAAGGTATTGATGATTATGGTGGTGTTAATCGATTTGTATTTGATATTGAAACCACAGGTCTTGACCCTGAAACTTGTGTTATTATATTAATTGGGGTTAAAGATAATCGTGGTTTAAACGTAACAATTCCCGCCTTTGGGGAAGACGGAGAAAAAAAATGTATTGAAAGATTTTTCCAATATATAAGGGACTTAAAACCAACAATCATTGCTGGTTACAACTCCGCATTTTTTGATTGGCCGTTCATATTAAAACGTGCGGAAATTCTTGGTGTTGATGTTGATGGAATGACTCAAATTTTCACGTCCCAAGGAATGAAAGAAAAAGAGGGAATGTTAAAATTGGCAAATGAAGTTGAGCCATATAAACAACATATTATTTGGGGGTTTAATATTATTGATATTGCACATTCAGTACGACGTGCTCAAGCAATCAATTCTGAAATTAAATCATGGGGTTTGAAATACATTACCACATATTTGGAAAAAGAAAAACCTAATCGTGTGTATGTTGAAGGTAGTAAAATATCAAAAATATATCTCGATAATGAAAGTTATTATGTAAATCCAAAAACAGGTGGATATAAACAAATAGGTGAGCCAGGTACCGAAGATTTATTACGAAAATATCCAGGTAAATTTGAGATTTGGCCAGGTAGGAAAATTGTTGAGCAATATCTTGACGATGACCTTTATGAGACAATGATTGTTGATGATTCATTTTCTCAATCAACATTCTTATTATCAAAACTTGTACCGACAACGTATGAGAGGATTGCAACAATGGGTACTGCAACATTATGGAAAATCATTATGTTAGCTTGGTCTTATGAAAATAACTTAGCGGTTCCATCTAAGGATGAGAAACGTGCTTTCACAGGAGGTTTATCTCGTTTATTAAATGTTGGTTATGCGAAGAATATTGTTAAATTTGACTACTCATCACTCTACCCGTCAATTCAATTAGTGTATGATGTGTTTCCGGCATGTGATGTTATGGGAGTACAAAAATCAATGTTAAAATATTTCCGTAACATTCGTATTAAGTATAAACATCTTGCCAGTGAATTAAAAGATAGTAATCCTGTTGCTGCGGAAATGTATGACCGTAAACAATTACCAATCAAAATTTTTATTAACGCATACTTCGGTTCACTATCCGCTCCACACGTATTCCCTTGGGGAGAAATGGATTCAGGTGAAACCATTACTTGCATTGGTCGTCAGTGTTTACGTATGATGATTATGTTCTACATGCAAAAAGGTTATAAACCTCTTGTAATGGACACGGACGGTGTGAACTTTGAAACACCTGATAGTGCATTAGACGCTGTGTATGTTGGTAAAGGTTTAAATGAATTAGTAATAGAAGGAAAAGAATATAAAGGTATTGAAGCTCACACTGCGGAATTCAATGATATATTCATGAGAGGTGAAATGGGTTTAGATATTGACTATACCGCACCTTCTTGTATTAACGTATCCCGTAAAAATTATATTATTAAATTAATTAAGAAAGGTAAGGAGAAAATTAAATTAACAGGTAACACAATTAAATCAAAAAAATTACAAACATATATTGTTGAATTTTTGGATGAAGGTTTTAAATATTTGTTAAATGGTGACGGACATTCTTTTGTGGAGCTATATTACAATTACGTAGAAAAAATTTATAATAAAGAAATACCATTATCGAAAATTGCAAATAAAGCTCGTGTTAAACAATCTATTAACGAATATAAAAAACACGTACAAAAAACAACTAAATCTGGTTCTTTAATGTCTCGTCAGGCACACATGGAATTAATAATTCAAAATGATTATCCTGCCGGTTTAGGTGATACAATATACTATGTTAATAACGGTATAAAAAAATCATCTGGTGATGTGGAAAGAAAAACTAGATGGACAAAAAAAGAAATGATTGAGTATGTTGAAACTATTGGTAGTGAAATGCCAAAAGACCACGCGGTTATAAATGTTAATTGTTACATGATTGATGAGAAGGAAATTACAAATAATCCTGATTTAAAAGGTGATTATAATGTTCCACGTTATCTTAGTAATTTTAACAAACGTGTTGAACCTTTATTAGTTGCGTTTAACCCAAATATAAGAGAAGATATTCTTATTGAGGACCCAAAAGATAGACAATACTTTACTAAATTACAATGTGAACTTGTTAATGGTTATCCATTAAAGGAAAGTGGACAAGATAAGTTTGATGAGGTAATGACACTTTCAGATAGTGAAGTTATTTTTTGGAATAAAGTGGGTAGAGATCCTTACTTTATGTATGTTGAAGATAGTCTAAAATTAGTTGACCAACATTGGGTGGAACATAATAGAAAAGTGGTAACACTACAAGCTGAAAGTACAATCAGTAATGAGGATGAAATCATCGAAAATGATGGACACGATTACGCTTACCACGCAATAGAAGTTTAGATTACATTAAACGGGCTTGGCATTGCTCTAAACTTAAGTGCTTTATTTAAATTCTCCGCTTCTGAACCTTTTCTTTCAAGAATTTTTTCAGGGCGGAGTCTTTCTAATCTAGCCATAAGTTCCTCAACCAATTTCATTCTTTCGTCTTTACCTTCTGTTAGTAAAGAACTATAATCTAACTTAACCGCACTATCGGGAACTTGTAAATCACCCGAAAATTTACCCCAAATACGACCTAATCCTTCTTTAGAATAACCTATTAGGTATTTTCTTACCCAGTTTTGGGATGGTTTGTTTAATTTATCCCACGTAAGTTCTTCGGTCATAACATCAGAAGGTAATTTAATAACATCTTTGTTTTTTTGTAGACAAGTGTCTCTATCCATGGTATCATAATACCAATACCATACTTGATAGTTTTTATTAGCGTTATTACCAAAATCGTATTTTCCACCAGGCACATTGTAAAGGTGAATATATTTTTTACCTTCAGGTCCCGCGGTAATTCTATATGTTAAATCCCCACCAATTATTCTATTTTTTATACTTCTGTCTTGCATTCTCAATAGAAGGTCGAAAGCCGGTAACATAAAATATGAACCTGAAGAACCAACCTGAGCAAATCCCCCCACACCACCAAAACCAACACCCCCAAGACCACCGAAACCACCTAAAAATGGGTCAACAATTGAATCGGTTAATTCTGCCCTTGTAAACCATAATAGTTCATTTATTTCACGACCCGCAGGTATTTCATATGTCTGTGTACCCCCCGTAAGAGTAAAATAATCTTTTTTAAGTTCGTTATCACCACCAGCCTGTAAACCAACTATTTTGGAATATGAATAAGTGTATTGTGTCTCATAATCTAAACTTCTTGTGGTAAACGCTCTAGAAAGGGATTGTGTATCAACATCTAATCCCGCCAATGCAGACCATTGTGATTCAATCAACCAATCACTAACGTATTGTTCATATTCAGACAAGGAAAACTCTAAAAAAGTATCCATTTGTTCTTCAGTAAGTTCAATACCACGAACGGGCATCCCCAATAGGTGAAAAACCTGTGTATATAATTTGTCCTTTTCAGATTGTGAAATAATTGTAGCCATAATTTGGTATATTTCAATAAATAGTTTATTTTTGGTATTATGACTACAACGAATAAACTAAATGAACTATTAATCCTTTGTGGAATAAATAATATTGTTTTTACATATCAAAAAGAGGAAGGCGGGAACTACGTCAACTTTAATGAACCTGAAAAAACAATAGTTGTTAACGTATCGGATTATGAAGATAAGGAGTTGGATTCTTTATTGGATAAAAAAATTGGTGAGTTAAAAGAGTTGTTTAAGTAAGTCCTTACTAAAGGATTCTGAATATTCTCCGTCACCCATTACTTGGTCAATAATCCCCTTTTTCTTTTGTAATATATTGTAAATTATTTTTTCTACCGTGTTTTCAAAAACGGGATAATAAACTAATACACTATTTTGTTGACCATAACGATATGCTCTATCTTCTCCTTGTG